CCCTTGTATCCGATGCCACGCTCATCCCTGAAGAACACAATGCCGGTGTCGTTGCTCAGTACTGGCAGCAGGGTGTCCTGAGCTTCAGGAGACATCTCGAGCAGGTGCTCGGTGTAGAACTTGGCGTGACCCACCTTGCCGCCGGACACGTACAGCTTGTGCGGCCATCCGTACTTCCAGTCAGCCATCTCCAGCTTGGAGCCATCCTTCACAGCCTGGATCAGGTCTTCCGGGTGAATGCACCCACAGAAGCTGCAGGAGCGAAAGCCTCGCGATGCGGCTGTGTGCCACTCAGGCTTTCCGTACGAGAACGGGGCCTGGGCTCGGTAGTCGTTGTCGTGGCAGGTTGGGCGCTCAGGCCATACCGGTGTCTTGGCGTCAGTCATCCCAGCCCTCCCTCACAGGCTCTTGGCCATGGTGAAGCGGGCGATGCGCAGGCTCAGCACGCGGCTGTAGGACTCCATGACATCGAGCTGCATGCGCAGTAGCCACTGGTCCTCGCGAGCGATGGCGGCGAACTTCTGTTCGTCAGCCATGAAGGTGCGCAGCTTGTACAGCTTCTCGTCGAGGTCGGCCTTCTCTTGAACGACGCGCTCTTCGTGCGGCTTGAGATCAATCATGATGGGACTTGGTCCATGGGAATCCTGCCGTACACCGTTTCCTGGTGCCACAGGGCGTGACAGTTGTGCTGACCGACGACCTCGAGGTACGCGATTGCGTCCCGGCCTTCTGCCAGCTGCTTCGGAACTTTCACCACCCATGGGCCCCAGGTTGAGAGGCCGGTTGGTACGTTCCCGCCAAGGATGTCCCCGGGCTTGATCTGGAAGATCAGCTGCCTGGGAAGATCCTTGGTCTTTGGTACGGCAACCACTGATGTGGCCACCAGGTCACAGGCCCGGTCCTTGCGGATCGTTCCCGAGAGTACGAAGTGCCCGTCCACAATCTGGATGGGATTGATCGACCACCCAGTGATGACAGGGAAAAGCCTGGTCTCTATGTTCCAGGCGAAGAACAGGGATACAGCAAAGCCGATGAAGGGAGCGAACACCTGGGCCACCTTGACCAGCACTCGGCCAGCCCTGTGGTCGAGCAGGAACCTGATTCGCTCCTCTTTGCTCATGTGTTGACCCCGCGCTTGAAGTGCTCCCAGGCGGCCAGGGCCAGGAAGGAGATCAGACCCCACACGCCACCGGTGACCACCTTCTCCATCACCGAGACCTTGATCGCCGTCCAGCGCTTGGCTGATGCGATCTCCTCCTCGTGTGCGCGGCGGTGGCCATCGGGGTCACCATCAGGGAATGCGGAGCGGATCAGCTTGCTCAGCTCGGCCATCTCGGCCTTGATGAACTGGCGCATGTCCTGGTCGTGGGTGTCGATCGCCTGGGCCACGGCCTCGTTGATCATCTGAGTGGCGCGCTCCTCAGACAGGGCGTTGGAGCGTCGCTCCCTCCCTGGGTATCCGCCTTGTGCTTCGTTGCTCACGGCTGCTCGGTTACTTCTCGGGCTTTGTCGTAGAGCTCGTAGACTCGGAGGAGCTCGAGCCGGATGGTTTCTGCTCGCTCTGCTTCGTCGACAAGAAGGCTCCCATCCTCTCGGTAAAGGACGGGCTTGTCACACTGCTGGGCAGTCGCTTGAGCGGCGGCAGCCTGGTCTCTTGCACCGACGTCCTGGCCAGTGGCTGAGGGTCGGGCCGGGAGGTGCTGCAGCCCACTGCGAAGATTGCGCACATCAGCGCGCAGGCGATCGATCTGTTCATCCTTGGCTTTCTCCTGCTGGTCGTAGAACTGCACCAGCTCGCGCTCTCTCTTGCGCGCGGCGGCCTCGTCAATGGCTCTCTGCTTGGCGGCATCGGCCTGCAGCTTCTCGATGTCAGCTCTCAGCGCCTCGGACACGACCTTGTTGTCAGCCAGGCTCACTCGCAGGTCGGAGATCGTCAGTGTCTGCACGAAGCCGATGACGACCATGACGGCAACCAGCGCTGCCAACACCCAGCGCGGAACGAGCTCGAGGATCTTCATTGCGCCGCCATGCATTTGTCGATGCGGGTCTTCTGCCGCGTCCACACACCCCAGCACACCTTGTTGGGCTTGCCGGTGGAGCTCGAGATGGTTGAGCAGTCGTAACGCCAGCGAATAGGCTTGCCCTGAGGGTCGAACCGGTACGCCTCCCAGCCCTGGTGCGGCACGGTGTCCGTCATGAACCGGTACTGGGCATACGCCTGGCAGGCCTCAACGTACTTGCCAGCGTTGATGTACTTCACCATGGGCGAGCTGCAGGCAGCCCCCACGCCGTACTGGTAGGAGAAGTCCATCAGCAGGTCGTACTCAACCTGGCTGAGCTCGCCTGTCACGCACGCCTTCAGGCCCGCTTCATCCTTGGCGATGTGGGCATGGCTGCGCTGGATGCCTTCGACCGGCTTGATGGTGTCGCCCAGCTGCACCGGCGTGCCGTCTGGCCGCTGGGTCAGACCCGGGCCCACCGTCGGGACATCCCCCTTGGTCGGCACCGTCGCGCGCTCGAACCACCCTTCGTGGGTGATCAGGCCAACGAATGCCAGGGCCGACAGTGACAACGCACTGGCAGCCACCTTGGGGTGACGCACCTTCACTTGGCCTCATCCATCTTGGGCTGAGCCACCAGGCGAGCACCAACGGCGCCGATGGCAGCCAGGGCACCCAGGCCAGCGAGCGTGCGCGCCGGGAAGATGCCGTCCAGGTAGGGCAGCACCAGGCTCAGCGCCTCAGCGCCAGAGAAGAACGCCGACAACAGAGCCAGCCGGACGGACCATGCCTTGAGCAGGACCACCTTTGCGTTGTGGATCAGCTCCATCAGCGCGCCCCACGGCCAGCGTTGGCCTCACGGCAGGCCTTCTCGGCCTCGGTCCTGATGAAAAACAGGCCGACGTCGGTGTACTCCACCGTGTCGAACAACTTGTGGTAACCGTTGTTCCAGCGAACCTCGTAGCGCATGCTTGCCTCCAGAAACGAAAAAGCCACCCGGAGGTGGCTGTGATATGGACGGGCTTCTCACCCGAGTGGACGGTGTCGCCGCCTCGACCGCGCAGTGATCAGCTACGCAGGACAAGCCCCACAAGGGGATCTGGCTGTCCGGGCTGGCCTCGAACCAGCGACCATCGCATTAACAGTGCGACGCTCTACCAACTGAGCTACCGAACAAAATATCCGCACCCGTAGGCGATGCGGGAAAGGGCTGGTGCTTGCCTACTGAACCCAATAAGATGATGGCGGCCGGGCGCCCCCAACCCTGCACACCTCCTGATTGCGAGACAGAGAGGCTCGCTGTGCTTGACCATCACACCAGCAGCAGAACGGCTACCGCACTTTCATGCCCCGTAACCGCACTCCGGGCTGTCTGCCGCTGATGTGATGGCCCCAGCCTTTTGCGTCGCTGGGATGGACGGGCGGTGCTTGCAACACCAACCGGTCTTGGCGAACCGAAATCTTTTGGGCGAGCGCAACCATCACTGGTCGCCAGGCCCGGCAATTTTGAATTCACCTGCGATCACGAACGATGCGCTGGCGTGCGCGAATTATACACAGTGCCTGTTGTGTCAAGCACTTTTTGTTGCGCCGGGCGGCCGCTGGCATCCAGCTGGCGACCCTGTTGGCGCTTGAGGTTTTCCAGGTCCACGGCAGCGAACACGCGGGCCAGCCTGCTGGTGCGCCTCACAGCTTTGCCCCCATAGCCTTGACCTCCAGCCAGGCATTGGCCAGCGCCTCGGTCTGCTCCAGGGTCAGGTCAAGCTGATGCAGGTGCTTGCCTTCCAGGTCGTTGAGCTTCCGGCGGGCGGCAAGGTGTCGCGCAAGACGGCTGCGCTGCTCATTGACGGATGAAAGCAGCTCGTCGGTCGCAAGCTCTGCGTGCGAGTAGTTCTCGCCAATCTCCTTGCCGTCGGACTTGCGGAAGCGCCACTCACCACTGCCGCCTTGTTCGTTGACGCACAAAACCTGGGTGGCGGTAATGCGATCAACGACGAGGATGCGGTGAGAGATGGAGTAGTAGCCCCATCCGCTGCTCTTTTCGCGCAGAGCCAGCTTGTCGCCGACCTTGATGTTGCTGAGGTCGATCATGACTTCGCCCCCTCTGCTGCCTTGATTGCGTTTGCGAGAACCTTTCCAGCCTTGGCGCGGCGCCCCTGGGAGAGCAGGTCGTTGGCGTGGCGCACACCACCGATGGTGGCCGCCCAGTCCTCGTCACGGTCTGCCAGGGGAACGGACAGCAGCTTGACCTCGGCCGCGATGATCTTGCGCTGCAGGGCGCCGCCGGTGCGGCCCGTGGCCTTGTGGCCTGCGTGAACTTGTTGTTGCATGTTGAACTCCTTGCTGTGTCAGGCAAATGCCCACTCTTCCGGCTCGCGGCTCTTGATGCTGAAGACCTGCCGGCGCTCGCGGCGCGCCTCATCAGCAGACCCCACCCATGCCAAGAAGTACCCGCGCTTGGTGATGCGGGGCGCAATCAGGATGTCACCGGTGCGCTCGGCGTACTCCTTGGCGCTCTTGCGATCGTCGAACGTCATGCAGGATGCAGGCCGGTCGTGCTTGTCGCTGATGCACTTCCACTTCGTGGCGTGCGGCGTCCATAACGCCTTGATCGCCGCCTGGTTTTGACTCTGATGCCATGTGGCCATGATGAACTCCTTGATCTGCGAATCCGCATTGAGAGGCCCTGGCCAGCAGGGCTACTCGATGAGGGCTCAGGCGTCGACGTGTATGGCGAGAACCTGGCCGAAGCAGTGGATTGACTTCTTCCATTCATCCACCTGCTTGGCTGCCAGGTCCGGGCGGCCAGCCCAGGCCAGCGGCTCCCAGCCCTTGGCAGCCCGATTGCGGGCTCGCGTCTCGGCCTGGTCGCCGCGATACTTGGCTGCACCATCGATGCCCAGCGACGCCACATGGTTGGCTTCGTCCAGCTGGGCTTGAGACATGGTTTCGATGTTGCGGTGAGTGCCGTTCGCGACCTCGGTGTAGAAGCCCCAGTTGCTGCGCAAGTTTTTCTCGGCGAATTCGCGCTCGCAGCGAACCAGCTTCTCGACATCCAGGCGGCCGATGATGACGTGGCTGTAGTTGCGGTGCGTCTTGCGCTTGAAGGTCACGCCATCGTACGTGGCGGTGATGGTGCGGGTCTTGGACATTTCGATCTCCTGTGTTCTGGCAAATCGCCATTGGACAGCCCGAAGGCTGTGCGATGGGGACTTAGAAAACCTCTTCTTGCGAACGCTCCCAAGCCAGGTCGTCATCCGCGCCGTACTCGACGTAGGCCTCAGAGCCGTAAATCGCCCGACCCTCGGCCCAGCGGTCAAAGCCAACCGGCAGCTTGCCCAGGTTGTCGTAGCGGGACTGCAGCGCGGCGGCTTGCTTCTCGGCGGCCTCGACGGCAGCGCGATCAGAGGGGAAGGTGCCGATGCTGGGCGACAGACGGGTGTCGCCATACTCGTTGAAGGCCACAACGTAAGCGGTGAAGCCGAAGATGTCGCCGCGAGGGTTGTCGATGTCGGCCAGCTCGGAATTCGAGCCGACGACGACAACGTCGGAACCTGCGTGAAACTGATTGAATACCTTGTTTGCCATCTTGCTCTCCGTTTTGTGTTGCGGTGATGAAATTATTGACCGCACAACAAAAAGTTGCAAGATATCCCGACAAAAAAGTAGGGCTATTCCCCGGTGTCTTTGACCCAGTACCTGGCTCGGCGCTTGGCCTGCTCATCCAGCAGCACCCGATCGTCGATGGGCGTGCCGGACGGGTAGTGCATGCCGCTGACGTATGCGCTGCGCACCTTGCGCTCGATGCAGGCCAGCGCCTCTTCCATCGTCTTGTACCTGCCGACGACCATGCCGCCCTTCAGGATGCCACCCAGGTTGGACCGCCACATGACGTGGAACCTGGCCTTTGGCTTCTTGCGCTTCTTGGCGGCAGGCTTCATGTTGGGCGGCATGCGATCAGGCGCCGGAGTGCGGCGCTCCGCCTTCGCCTTGGCCAGCTCCTGGCTCCAGTCGCTCATGCCGCCCGCCTCAGAGGTTGAGCTGCTTCAGCGCCGCCTGCAGCCCAGCCAGGCCACCGACGTACTGGTCGTTGATGATGATGGCAGGCATCTGGCGAATGGCCGGATACTTCTCCCGGGCTGGGACGAATGCAGCCAGGCCCTCCATGGTCTCGACGTTGTGCGCTGTGTAGGGCAGGCTCTTTGCAGCCAACAATTGCTTCGCGCTGTCGCAGTTGGGGCAGCCGTTCTTGGTGTAGATGATGATGTTCATGCCGTTATTTTCCCACGCACTTGCGGATGGCGGCGATGGCTTCTTGCGCCATGCGTCTGCCTCCCTCTTCCCATGCCGCAACCTGTTCCAGCGCCGCCAGCGCCTGGCGCAGCACGGACTCGAAAACCTCCTTGCGGTGCTTGATGTAGGCAGGCACAGATTCCGGGTCGACCATGGCCTGAGCCCACTGGCGCTCGGCCTCCGTGCCTGGCTCTGGCGGTGCGAACACATCTCGGCAGGCCGCCAGCGCCCGCTCCGCTTCCCTGTAGCCGTTGAGGTGTGCGGCTACGCCCTCGGACTCCAGCGCCTGCTCGATGGCGGCGCGGATGTCGGCCTTCATTTGCGCTGGCTCATCAGGACTGCGTCGGCCTTGCATCACACCAAGAACGGCGTATTCAAAGTTGTCGAGCATGTCCATGATCTTCTCAGTCCCCGGCACTGCTGACAGCATGTCGAGCCATTGCTGGTCGCGAGCGTCTGCGACGCCTTGCGCGAAAGGTTGCACGCATTCGCGCTCACCGCACATGCCCTGGTCGATGTCGTCAATCTGCTCGGGCGTGAGCTTGGGCGGGATGCCCGTCGACCGATCCTTTCGCGGCGAGCTTGGGTCGAGCCCGCCAGTCCATGCATTCAACGTCATTTCAAAACTCCATTCTTCTTTCTCAGCTCGCGGTCTGCCCACTGCACGGCTTTCAACATGGTCTTGCTGTCGCAAGGGCAGAACGGATTGTCGGTACTGAATGTCAGCTGACGACCCTTCTCGATTTCGTCCGGCGTCAAGCTTTTCCATGAGAACGCATCGGTGATTACCTCACGAAGCGCCCTGATTCTCGATGTGATGTCGCCCTGCTCGATACCGGCATCTGTGCAGAGGGCGTGAGCCTCTGTTAGCCAGGGTGCGTTTTCGCTGGAATCGTCGGTCCTTGGGATAGGGTCTGGAGCGAACTCTGTAGCCAGGACATGGATTGCACCGCCGGGCATCTTCTTGACAACGGAGGCGCACGACCTGTCCCCATGGACGCCCCAGTCAACACCAAACACGACCTCTGCGCCTGGCGGGCTCCAACCCATCTCGATGAGCTTGTCGCGGATGGCGCCATCGACCTCAACAGCACTCAGGTCGTAGCGCACCGTCACGGTGTTCTCGATCGACTCAGGCTTTGCGTCTTCCGGCTCATCGACCCATCGATAGATCAAGTGGTACTCGCCTTGATCGTCGAACGATGAGTAGCGGTAGGCCCAGCGGTGGCCATCAAACTCGAAAGAATTCTTGTTCCAACTTCCACCAGGGAACCTGGCGCGCATGTAAAGGTGGTACTCCGGCGTGTTGATGTAGATGCGACGCTCAACTGCTTTCATCGTGAACTCCTGGGTGCCGGCCCGGGTGGGCCGGACTTGATGAATCAGGCTGCGACCGGGTCGGGGCTGTAGGTCTTGACGGTGGTGCCGCGCTCGGTCGCCTTCTTCTCGGCGTAGCCTGCGGCCTCCTCGGCGGTGTCGAAAGCCTGGTGGCCCGCGTAGTTCAGGCCGGTGTAGTGGACGACAACGTGCTTGCCTTGGGCGACCAGGTCGGGCACAACGCTGTTGATGTGGTTGCCATTCTGGCGGCGGATCTGGGCGAGGTCTTGCATTTCATTTTCCTTTCAAGGTTTTGGATGGGTCGGTGATTCACACCCATCTGCCGCAGCGCGCCGGGCAGATGGCTGGGTCATCAGTGAGTCTTGTTGCGGTCTGCAGCCCACTGGCTCCAGGCGCGCTGGCGTGCCCGAGTGAACTGCAGCTCGATCGTGTGGAAGTCGCTCTCCAGGTAGTCGATCGCCCTGGTGGCCGCGCGGTGGGTGTAGAACACCTCATCCGTGGCGCGCGGGCCGACGATGTAGTAGGTCTCGTAGGTGATGCCATTGAACGTCGTCTGATGGACGCCCACGGCATGCTGGCCCTTGACGCTGGCCTCGATGCCAATGCCGCCAGGCTGGCGCGGCGCCGGTCGCTCAACCTTGACCGGCTTGTTGCGCCCTTTCCACTCGTCGCGTCGCGCCTCTGCAAAGGCCACTGCCTCATCCCAGGTCGGGCACTCGTACTCGGCAGCCGGGCCGGTCACTTCGTAGGTGCGGACGAAGCTGTCGGTCTCGCTGTTGTAGCGCTCGCGCAGTGCGATGACGTAGGGGTACAGGCCGCCAGCACTGTGAAGCTGGACGCCGCTGCCGTCGGGGTGGTGACCTAAATACATGGTGAACTCCTGTTTGCGTTGCGATGTAGAAATTATTGACGCAACAACAAAATGTTGCAAGTTAAATGAAGAAAAACCCCACACTCAGGCGGGGCTTTCCTCAGATGTAGGGTGCTGCGTTCTCGTCCGGGACCAGGGCGCCACGGGTCGCATAGGTGGCGTACCTGGTGACATCCTTTTCGTCGATCTCGATGCCCTTGGTCTTCAGCTCGGCAACGATCTTGGACCGCGAGAGCTTCGCCTGCTCACTCAGGCGCCTGACCTCGAGTACCACGCCGTCCGGGTGTTTGACATGCTGCACCCTGCGAACCCGTCCGGCCCCAGCTGCTGGCGGGATGTCCGTTCGCCTCAGCGGCTCCGGGTTCTTGCGGAACTGGAGGTCCACCAGGCCCAGGCGCAAGGGGATGCGGCCAGACACCGTGCCGCCACGCACGCCGATCGAGCCACTCATACGGCAACCTCGAGCTTGACGAACTCGCGCGGGTGGTAGCCGACGATGTCGAAGTCGTCGATCTTGTACCCGTCGATGTCGGTATTGTCGGTCTTGATCACCAGCTGCGAACTGTCGCCCCACACCGGGCCGGCGGCGACCACTCGCTTCATCGTGTCGACGTGATTGAGGTACAGGTGGGCATCGCCATAGGCAAACACCAGGCGGCGCGCCTTGCGGCCGGTGGCGCGGGCGTACAGATGCAACAGCAGCGCATACTGAGCGATGTTGAACGGAGCCCCCAGGGCAACGTCCCAGCTGCGCTGGTAGACCTGCATGTCGAGCCACTCGTCGCCCCCGGCGTAGCACTGGTGCCAGGCATGGCAGGGCGGCAGAGCCATGTCATCCAGGTCGGTTACGTTCCAGGCGCTGACAATGTGGCGGCGGCCAGTCGGGTTGCTGACAATCCCGTTGATCATGACCGCAACCTGGTCGATGTAGTTGCCCTCGCTGTCTGGCCAGCCGCGCCATTGCACGCCGTAGATGGGACCAAGGCGGCCACGATCATCGGCCCAGGCATCCCAGAGCTTCGACCCGTTTTTGTTGAGCCAGTCGATGGCGCTCTCGCCACGCAGGAACCACAGCATCTCCAGGAACGCGGTGCGCCAGCGGGTCTCCTTGGCCGTCACCAGCGGGAAGCGGTCGCGCAGATCCCACTCGATGCTGCCACCGAAGATGGACAGCGTGCCCACGCCGGTGCGGTCCTGGCGGCGCTCTCCGGTGCAGATGATTTTGTCGACAAGGTCAATGTAGTTTTTCATTGCAGATTCAATTCATTTCCACCGGATAGCCGGCACTCTTCCAGGCCTCAAATGCCTGTACGTCTCGCTGATCAAGGCTCACCTCGCTGGCGCCGACCTTCCATGTTGCGTGGCCATGGGAGCCCGGAAACCGAAACCATGCCGTGCTGCCACTCCTGGAGCTGAAGGCCTGCACATCCTTCGCGCCAGGGAAGTTGATCTCGACCGCCTCGATTATCGCGGCGTCGCTGTGGCCTCGCAGAAGAAAGCCCTGGTAGCCCGCCATCTGGCAGGCCGCACAGCAGTAGATGCCAATCTCGTCCTCTACCGGCGCCAGACTCTCTGTGTCCACCGGAAAACCTTCGCCATCAAGCCGGAACTCGTCTGGCTCGGAGTCGAACACATCGCCGCAGTTCGAGCACTCATACCTCCAGCCGCAATCCAGGTAGGCCTGCAGCGGGATCTTCTTGCCAGCGTAGGCATCGAAGCGACGGTCGCGGCGGCACATCTCGATGTCCTCGAATCCGCAACCAATCTCGTCGGCCGCCAGCCGGCGAGCGTGCCCATTGGTCTTGCCGAACACAACGGCCCAGCCATCGCCACCATCGGTGGCCACGTATGCTTTCAGATCAGACACGGCTCACCCCATCAATGATCGGCATGCCCATGGCCTCGGTGCGCAGCTTGTATGCCTCCAGGCTGTCGTAGCCCCAGATGTTGCCCTTGGTGTCGTCGTAGTACGAGGGCGCAATGAATCCGATCGGTATCTGTTCGCCGGCCATGATGTAGTCGCGCATGCGCTCGATCAGGCTGCGCAGCGTGCCCCCATGGCTGAAGCCACGCCACCGGTTGGTCCAGATGGTTTCGTGGGTGTAGATGGCTTTGCCGGTGTAGTCGTCGACGAAGTACACCCGGCCACGGCGCAGCTCGATGTGCGCCACGCGGTCGTGCCTCTTGTCGTAGAAGAACCGGCGGCCATACTTGGCGATCGCCTGGATGAGTTGGTTGGCGTGCTCGACGCGCTCTTGCTTCGTACTCAATTTGAAATCTCCAAACCCATGGAACCATCAAAACCGTTGACATGAATGATGTCGCCGAGATCAAGCCTCGCACCCGAAACATGCTCGAATGCAATCTCGACCCCGTTGTGGCAAAACCCTACGCGAAACACATCGCCTGACTTACTAAAAGAGATCCCGTTGAACTTAATCGCCCCACCTCCTGCACCCAAGAAGCTAGCAACCCCATCCATGATCTGCGCCTTCGCCTTTTCACTAAGTTGGGCCGGCATCCTGCTCTCCTGCTTTCCACTTGCACCCGACACAGCCGAGGTCTTTTTGCCCGAGGCCCATGGGGTCTCGGCTGTACTGGCACTCGGTCGTCATCCGGTGAGGGATGAAGATTGTCTTGATGTTCACGAACCCACCCCGCCCGGCCTCCAGCTTCTGGAGGTGGATGCCCGGGAGGAAGGGGGCGCGGTTGTAGCAGCCGTTCTTTGTCATGCCGTACCGCCTTTCACCTTGGCGATGGCTGCGTCGATATTTGCCATCGCATCTTGCGCTTGCTTGGTTCGCCACGTCGAGTGCGTCATGCCGCTGGCCATGTATTGCACTTCGCCTCGCACCTGATTCAGCGCCGCCAGCAGTTCGTCGCGCTGGCGCCCAGCAGAATCTGCCCGGTCCTGCTCAAGCTCGAATGCCTTAGACAGCGGTCCTCGCTCCAGCGACTCGGTGCTGATGCCTTCGCACGCATTCCAGCAAGCCACCAGACGGCGGGCGGCCGGCATCGATTTTGATGCGGCAGAGCCTTTCTCGACCTTGATATACAGCCCACCGCAGTCTGATTCGATTACAAGCCATCCGTGATCGTGATGGGCTTGCAGCCTCCCCTGTATCTGCTGCGCACTCATGCTGCACGCGGCAGGGCCGCCTCGCTGTAGAACCGGAAGAAGTTGATGTCGAACGAGCCCCAGGAGCTGGCATTCGGGCCGATCAGCTCGCCGCGCTGGCGGACATGGTTGTAGACGGCGATGCACTCCTGCTGGATCTCGATGCAGATCTGGTACGCCAGGGCGTTGATGGTGCGCTCGCCACCGATGGGCGGCACGTCAGCCTCGACCACCAGGGTGTCCTCGAGGTGAACCACGCCCTCGTTGTCTTCGTACTGGCTGGCCAGGCGCTCGACCTGATAGCGCAGGCCGGCGGCGCGGATGATGTCCAAGGCCTTGCGGGCACGCTCGGTGCGCTGCACCTGGGTGTTGGTGCTGCCCTTGACGTCGAGGCCGATGTTGAGTTCGATCTTCACTGCGGTACTCCTGAAACAAACTGTGTTGCGGTGAAGGAATTGTTGACGACAGAACAAAAAGCGTCAAGCAATACCCACACGCAACACTCAGGAATTACGGTCAGTATTTTCGATAAAGCTCAACCTCAAGGGTGTCTTTGTTGGTCTTGGATGCGATCGAGCGCACGCCAAAAATTCTGGACCCGTAGTGGCAACAGCAGGCAGCGAGCGTCTTCATGTCCTCCAGACTGTCAGCCTTGATCGTGACAATGTCGTCCACCTTCATGCCGGAGATTTTTTCGATGTATCCGTAACGCTTGCAGTCTCTCCGCTTCGGCGCAACAACATCGCTCTGCAGGACCAGGTCGCCGAACTGTTGACCATCATCCTTGATGACCTTGTACTTGCAACCCTGGGCATCCAGGGTCTTGAGGGCGGACATGAACGCCTCTTGGCGCCTACGAGCTTTCACATCTTCGAGATTTGCCATGTTGACCTCCTGTCAGTTGGCGGGTTGGGAAACTTCTTTGCCCGCGCTGACGCGGTCAAACAGGCCGACGGGCCACCAACGGATGGTTCCGTTGCCGCGCCCCTGATGGCGCTTCATCAGGCCCTTCTTGTGCATCGTCGCCAGGCGTCGGCGGACCATCTGGTCGTTTGCGCCCAGGATGTAGGCAATCCGAGGCGTCATGCCGCCATGGTGGACGACTGCGCCGTCGTCGTTCTTGACGTGCTCCAGCAGCCCGGCAAAGGCGAATGTCGCCTCGCGGCAGGCCTGCTCAACAGCCTCGATCAATTGCAGGTCCGTGAACTTCATTGGACCACCTTCTTGCGTTTGGTTGACTTCTTCCTGCCGGACGCCTTGGGCGATGGGCAGTCGTCCGGCACGATCTTCCAGACGGCCGACGGGCGGCCCTGTGTGCCAGTCAGTAGCCAGCTGTCTATCCAGACCTCCGGCAACCTGTAGAGCGCGTTGTAGACGGCCGCGCCGGTCAGCCCCGTGATGGCACTCACCTGCTTTGTGGTGAGCCCGCCCCGGTTGTCACGCAGCGCCTTGCGCACCGCGTCGTTTGTTGTATCTATCCTCAGTTTGTTTCGCTCTTCCCTCCGCATGGGAACCTCACAACAACATGAAGTTGGCAAGCTTGATCAAGGCCTCTTCCGTGGCCTCCTCATCATCCATGCCAACAAAAACTCGACCACGGCCGTCATACCTGGCGACCTGAATCCACCGCCCGACGCCGAACCTGGTGACCGGCGCCATCCAGATCCCGCCAGGGTTGCTCGCCGCGCGCACCGCCTCGATGCACTGGCCAACCGTGGAGTAGTGCTGCCTCTTGGCGACGTCCTTGTTCAACCCAGCACAGACGCTGTAACCCATCAACTCCATCAGGCGACCCTCGTTGCATAGGCCGAGACGTACTCGCCGCCAACCCGCTTGAGGTCGGTGCGGTATTTCGGGTCTCTGAGATCCGCCTCGGTGAACGGGTGGAAGTCGTGGGTCTGGCCAACCAGCTTCACCCAGCTGCCATGGTCACCGATCATCAGGTGGACGTGGCCGTGCCACATGAAGGCACGCTGCCCACACCACAAGCCATAAGTCTTTGCCTCAGCCACGCATCACCCCAGTCTTTGCAAAATGCCTCAGGGAGGACTTCTTGTTGAGGTCGCCACGCCGATCGCTCGGCGTCCCTGAGAACATGGCCTGGGCGGCCCTGCCGGACTCCGACACGACCGTGGCCTTGTAGTGCCCACTCTTGGCTAACCGGAGTGCGGAGCACTCCAGGCCAGAGTCAGAGATCAGCTTCCTGATCTGACGCTCGCGATTGTTCACTTTCCTGCTCCTGGCATGTGCTTGATGAACTGGTGCGGGTAGTCGCAGCGCGTCGGCATCACGATCCCCAGCGCCTCCGGCATGTCGACCATTTGCACGTAGGTGGCCTGCCCATCGGTTGCACCAGTTGCGCGCCAAAGCCTGATAGCCGAGTACTTACTGCTCGTGTGGAACGGGACCAGGCTACTGGTAGCCACGCCACCGTTGACAAAGCCGCCGGATTCCAGACTTGAGAAGTCCGGCAGCAGGCGTCGCCAGTTTGGGAAGTTGCCTTCGATGAACGGGCTCCCGCCCTGAACGAATTTCTCCAGGGTGTGGTGGTGCTCGCCGGACTCCGGCCCGATGTACAAGCGCTTGCCATCCAGGTGTGCGCGCAGCACGTAGGACTTCACGTCGCGAGACTTGCAGGCCGAAATGAACCACGGCGTGAGCCTGATGGATGCATAGCTTTTGGCGTCACCCTCGAAGGTGCCGGAGGCGTCGTGGATCACCAGCATGATGTGGCCGTTGGTGGCCACCAGGTAGACGCCACCCTTTTCGGACGGCTCCACGCGGATGCCGTTGAGGTAGTAGCGGATGTCGTGCTTCGCCATGAAGCGAGACAGCAGCGGCACGTAGGACGGGTCAAACGAGAACTTCATTTGACGATCACCCCGTTGCGGCGCAGAACCTCATCCTCGACCAGGCGACCCCAGTGATGCAGCCACTCGCCAGCATGCAGCTCGATGGCCCTCTTCTTCAGCTCATCGAAGTCGGACGGCGAAAGCCGGGATGGGACGCGCGCAAAGATGACGCTGTTGGTCGCGCACTTGTGCTTGGCTGAGAGCTCCTGACACAGGTCACCGTCTCCAAGGGCGACGCACCCGCGACACGTATCAACATCGCTCTCGATCGTGTACTGGACCAGGCCATGGGAGAGCACTTGCTTCGATGCATCCTCGCAAGTCCCGGGGTCTGCGGATGCCGGGCACCCGCTGCAGCTGTCGCAATCACTCATGGTCATCACCTTCCAATCCGGCCAACACCTGCTCACGGACAAGGTCGTCGGCGCCTTTTGTTTCTCTGATCTTCCTCTCCAGCCATGAGGCCGGTCGAAGTCGTCTATCCAGGATGTCGTACTCGAGCTCCGTGTACCCGTAGAAGTCCAGGTCGGAGTCCTTGCAGGACGGGTCTCCCTTCTTGACGACGTAGTGGGTCACCCGCGCAACGCACGGGATGCCGCACGCACGGATCTCAATGTCCACGCCAGCCCTCGACGAAGCCGTCGATCGCGCGGCCAAGCCGCTCCAGGAACGTGTCGGGCCAGTCATCGACCATGTCGACGCTGAGCTCCGCGTCATCGGCCACTGCTACCGTTATCTCGGTAGCTGTCGCGTTCTCGACGCCGTCGATGGTGTAAGCGCGGTTGGCGATGATGTCGCCCAGGTCGGCGATGTCTTTTCTTGCCTCAACCTGTACGACAAAAGTCCTTGTTGCCATTTCTCAAACTCCTTTGCTGAACATATTATTGCACAGACAAGCAATTGTTGCCACACAGCCGACAAAAAAAGTCAGACTTGCGCAACCTCCTTCTTGAGCTTGAAGCGCTGTCCTTCGATCCTGCTCTTGAGTGAAATGATGTGGCTGCGCTGAAGCTTCAGGCAGAGCGCGTGCAGGTCGGAGGCCCCGGGCGAGACCTCGGAAGAGACCCCGCCGTACTGCCCATAACGAATGGTGGTGACCGAGTGATGCACACCACCCAGGACGACGGTCACCCCCTGGTCATTGAGCTTCAGCTCGAGCCTGCGCATCACAGTTTCGGCTTCGACCAGTTCTTTCTCCAGCTTGGCGATGGCGCTAACGCGATTCGCGAGACCCTTGATAACTTCGTTTTCGTTCATGATGCAATCCAAAAAATCAAGATGATGATGGCCTAGACGAACCACCCAAAGAGGTTAGGCCGGCGACACATCAGGCGCCACCTTTCTGCTGCCGCTGCTGTTTGCAGGGCCAGGTTGATGCCAGGGCAACGATCGTCAGTGGCCCAGCTCCACGGTGCCGCTGCGCAGCATTGACGGTCAGCCAGTTGGCCACGACGTCGTAGGCCTGGCCATAGGTCACGCCGTCGGGCGGGCAAAAGATCTCACCCTGCAGCGCGTCAGCGATGCCGCGCACGTAGCCAAGGGCGGCCATGCGTGAGCCGTGCTCGTCTGACTGCAGGCGAGTCAGCAGGTCGTTGCCAGTCCAGGACTGGGCGTGTGATGCAGCCGAAAGCGCGAGGGCGGCAATGGCGATGGCGAGTTTTTTCATGGATCAATCTCCGGTTGGTTGATGGGTGCGGCTCAGCGCGGTTCGCTTCCGATACTGAGGAGCCACTGACGCGCCTCCTGCTCGGCTTGCCAGGACTCGGTTGCCGTGCGGCTCTCGTTTAGGATGGCTTGCAGGTGGCGGATGGCTATTGTTGCCGTGGCGCGCGCGGCGGATGCGTGTTTGCGCTGCGTCATCGCTTCGCCACGCCACTCGTCGATGCCTGCCTCGAGCCACTCGACGTGGTCGCACACGTCGTCCTTGAGGACCAGCTGGCGCCCTTTGTCGTAAGCGGTTGGGTCCGTGGTGACGCAGGCGTCGCTGGTGGCGTGCAGCCACGCTTTTGTGGGCACCTGCGGCTGGTTGACAGGCTTGGTCGGCGGGCGCCAGCCCATGTCGATCAGCTTGCATCGGATCTCTGCCTCGGTGTTGGCGGCTTCGACCATGATGCGGTGGCGGACGGCTTCGGTGATGTCCTGGTGCACGGTGCGGTGCAGGTCGCGGTGGGCGGCGAGACGCGCGGCGTCGGTATCTGCGGCGTTACGAGGGTCCAGCCCGCCGTCGCTGATGATGTCTGTGTAGCTCATGGTTGTCAGTTGAAGTAAAAGCCGCGACCACCAAGGGCGCGGAGGTTGTCGGCGATTTCCTGCAGCGGCGCATCCTTGCGGTAGCGCTGCAGCCAGGCGACGGAGTTCCACTCGCCTCCCTCCAGGTTGGCAACCACGATCTCGCAGCCCTGGGCGATCAACGCCTCTCTGAAGCGGCCGATGTCGCCGGGTAGTACGAGAGCTACCAGCCACTGCTCGCCGGTGTTGGGGTTGTGGTAGACCACCGCATAGCGGTTGGCTGTGGCCGGGTCGCACACCTTGGCGATGCGCTGGTCGACCTCCGTCATTTCGATGCGATGCATTACTGCTCCAGTGATGCGAGCGGATAGCTCTCCAGGAGAGCCAAGGTTTTGCGGTCGGTGATGCGCTCAGACCAGCTGGCGCGGCCGTCGCGCTTGTTGAACCATATGCCGCCGTTCTTCACGGCGAGCAGCTTGCCGAGCTCAATGAGCCGAGCGTTCTGGCTTTGCCCTGGGTAGGCGCGGCCGGCGAGTTTGTGCTCATCGATCTCGTAGATGGCCTTGTTGCCACTGACGGTGAGCGTCGCGGCCAGGATCACGGTGTTGGCTTGGAATGCGCTCACTTGGAACTCCAGTTGAAATAGGCTGCGGGGTCCAGGCCGTTGCCGTTGCAGGTCCAGCAGCGGATGTATCCGCCGCCAGACAGCAGCCCCTTGCGGGCGGCATCCTGGGTCTTGGCGCGATCGGCGCCGGTTCCGTCACAGTCCTGGCACAAGTGGCCGGACTTGAGCGGCGCTGGGATGTTGCTCATGTCATGCCTCGAAGGTTGCGTGGTTGATGGCGTTGGCAAAGGTCAGGTAGACCGACTCACGCTGCGCCCGGGCAAGGCAGGTGCGCGCGCCGGTGCGGCGGACGACCAGGTAGCTATCCTTGGTGCGGGCCACGCCGTTGCAGACCAGGAACTCGTCGAACTCATGGGCTGCGTCGCGGCGGCGCCAGCCATCACGAACCAGGAACTCGATGAAGATGCGGCGCGCACCGTTCGGTACTCGGGTCGACCCGGCAGTACTCAGGCTCGCGATGACGGCCTGGCCGGCAAAGGAGTTGATGCGTGCGTTGCGTAAGCTGGTGTTGTCCATATCGACCTCTGTGTTTGCGTTGAAGTAATTGTTGCACACAGAACAAAAACATTGCAACATATAACCACACACTCTTGTCGGGTATGGCTTTTTTCTACGGCCGGCATGCACAATGGGGGCTCATCCTTTGTGATGCATTGACAAACAGTCCAACACCAACCAATCCGAGGAGCCCCAGATGAAGTAACCCCACTACCTCTGATGAGTTTGAGACGCGAAAGCGCCGGACGCACAACAGCTCCGGCGCTTTTTCTTTGTCGACACTTCCCACGCCAACATTTTGTTGCTATACTTCGCAGCGTCAGGCGTGGAAACCTGCAAGACATCGAGCCCTCTGGCTCCTCCTCTCCGCCAAAGCATCGAAAGGTGCCGAGGTTTCCACCGGAGAGGAAGGAACCAGAGGGCTTTTGCTTTCCACGTCGACTGGCACACGCCTCATGCGTCACCAATCCCTGTGAGATAGGGGTGCGGTCTCGATCCGGGTTGTGCGAGAGGTGGAAGGATGCAGCTCAAACCACCAGCGCGCCGAATGCCAATGCGCGAGCTTGACCCAGGTACATGGGGTTGATTGGCACAGCTTCTGCGCGTACCGGCGCTTTAGACAACCGAAGGGGTGACGACCGACCACTGGGTGTCGACCTTCGCGGGGAGGCCTGAACTCGCGATGCGTTCGTGGGTTTGGGCCTCCCTGCGGTCAGGGATTCCAACGCTCCCTTGGGTGATGAGGTTTCAGGAAGATGTTTACCAACCTCCTTGTCAGTAAGAAAGGATTCCTGTGAACCAACTTATCCACAGCGGACCATCGATCACGATGACCAGCCGCGAGATCGCCTCCATCACCGGCCGTCGTCACGACAACGTCGCCGTCATTTGCCGGGAATTGCAGGCATCTGGGGTGTGTCCTGAAATTCAGGAGACCCCCTACGTCAGCGAACAGAATGGCCAGACGTACAAGCAGTTCGTCTTGAACAAGCGAGACAGCCTCGTCCTGGTGGCCAGGCTCTCCCCCGAGTTCACAGCCAGGGTGATCGACCGCTGGCAGGAGCTCGAGGCAGCGGTCTCGACGCCTGCATTCCAGGTTCCAACCACCCTCTCTGGCGCCCTCCGCCTGGCGGCCGAACAGGCCGAGAGGATCGAGGAGCAGCAAAAGCTGATCGAGCAGCAGAAGCCGGCCGTCGAGTTTGTCGATCGGTACGTGAACGCTGCCACCGGAGAGAAGGGCTTCCGCGAGGTATGCAAAATTCTTGGCGCCAATGAAGCCAGGTTCCGCGAGTTCCTTGTTGCCGAGCGGATCATGTACCGACTCCAGGGCCGGATGATGGCCTACCAGAACCACATCGATGCAGGCCGCTTCCGCATCACCACCGGCATCAGCGAAGACACCAATCACGCATACACCAACGTGAAGATGACGCCAAAGGGAGTCGAGTGGATCGCCGGAGAGTGGGCCAAACACCAGCTCTCGAGATCCGGGCTGCTGAACTGACGTCGCAAAAACACAACAGTTGCCACGCAACTTTTTGTTGATAATAGAGGTGTTTCTTCAACGCTTTACAGGAGAGCACCTTGAAAACAATCGTCCGCCTGATCGCCTCCAGCGACGACCCCGTCGTGTGGATATCTCTACTGGGGGCCGCCGCCGTCATCTTCATCGCCCTGTACTACGGGCTGCCTGGCGCAACCAACTGATGTCGAGGTCGACCATGCACACCATCCAAGAAATCGACCTCCTCGCCCGCGACCTGGTGGCCAAGGCTGAGGCATCCGGCGTGGTGCTCACCATCGAGCAGCAGCCGCGATCGCCTCTGGCCATGGGCAACTACCGCACCGTCGTGACCACGCGTCGCGCGCGCCACTCCGTCAGCCCCAACATCACCGGTTACTTCGATGCCGGCGCACCCAAAGTGCAGCGGCTGCCTGCCGATGACACGGAAGGCGGCGAAGCATGAGCGCAAAGCAAACCTACAAGTGCTCCAACTGCGGCGACCCATTTCAGGCCCGCACCGCAGACCGCGCCCGTGGATGGGCACGCTTCTGTAGCAAGTCCTGCAAAGCCATCAAGCAGGAGAAGCGCAACGGCCAGCACAAAGCGTACTTGAGCTCTCGTGACGGCGGCCAATGCTTCCCATCGCGAGCCGAGGGGGATGTGCAATGAACGCGCAGCACACACATGGGCGGCTGACCACCGACGAGTCGGAGCACACAGAGCCCTATCAGGACATCTGGCTGATGCTTGGCAATCGCAAGGTCGCCAAGTTGAGCATTGATGACGCCCCGGTGCATGACTTCAACGCCGAGCAGAGGTCTTTCGCCCGCCGCCTGGTGGCCTGCTGGAATGCCTGTGAGGGCATCAGCACCGAAGCGCTGGGGCTTGACGGCAATTTGGCGAACGGCTGGAGGCTCGCCACTTACGCAATGCGTGACGCCATCGCCCAGCGCGACAAGCTGCTGGCGGCGCTGGAGACTCTTGTTGGCACACAAGATAATCCGCAAAACGGATGGCGAGGAACTCAAGGGACAGACGCTCTTTTTGCTTGCGAGTACTGCAGCAAGACGCATCTGGATTGCACGCAAATTGTGCATTTGGATGATTGCCCTGTGCCGAAAGCTCGATCCGCCATCGCGGAAGTGAAAGGCGGCGCAGTATGAGTCAGTACCTGATCGCCCACATTGGCCATACCGGCAAGCTGGATGAGCACGTCACTTGGTGGAAGCCAGACAGCCGTGGCTACACCGTCTGCATCGACAAGGCCGGGCTGTACGACGAGGCCAAGGCCAAGAGCATCTGCAGCACGAGCACCTGCATCGCCGTGCCGAAGGCCGTTGCTGAGCCTCTTGCCCGCACCACGCCCTACTACAGGCGCGCTGACGGCAGCCTCAACAAGATGTACGACGGCGGGCCGCACCGCCCTGTACCCAACGACCTGAAGGCGTGGAAGGTCTTGCTGTCCGGCCGGCTCGCGAACTGCGCTCACCCAGACAAGCCGACGCCAATCAGCGCATCGAAGGCGCGAGCCATTTACCTGCCGGAGTCCGCAGCATGAGCGCGCGCCACTTCGTCTTCTGCTGCATCCTGGCCTGCATCGCTGGTGTTGCAGCGCTATCCAGCCCGACCCTTGCCGTCGCGCCAGCAATCGTCTTTGTCGCAGTCTGCGTGGATGCAGTCTGCGTCGCCCTCAAGGAATCCAAGAAATGATCACGATCGAAAATATTACATTTCGCCCGAATGGAGACATCGAGCTCTACTCAGACACGGGCCGGCAGTACTCCTTTCCAAGGAAGCAGTTCGAGATAGACCAGGCATTCAACCCTAACCTTCCATCCATGGCTCTGGCCATCGCTGTTGCCGAGCTGATCGACACCGTCGCCAACCTCCAGAACCAGATCGACGAGCTGAAGCAAAGGTCGCATTACCATGCCTAAGCGTCTGATGCCCTGGGCCGAGCGAGAGGCCTTCCAGTTCTATCTTGACCACGGACGCGGCAACTGCTCGTGTCACATCTCGCCGCCATGCAGCTCGTGCGTTCATCCTGGCAACCCCAGAAACCTTGAATGCGCCGACGACGCCTGGGGTGAGGAGTACGAGGTCATGGCGGCCAAGGCCAAGGAAGAGCTCGAGACCTGGATCGAGTACAAGGCCAACGTCCACCTCAACGAAATGAAGCTGTCCTGGGAGACGGCAAGAAAATGATCAAGACCAAGTTCGCAGGGGGCATCAACCCCTTCACCGGCAAGCCCGTTGACGACCAGCCAGACAACGAGATCGTGCTCGAGGACGAGGCCATCTTCTCAAGGTGGAATGGCTGGGCCGCCAAGTACTCGGCGAAGTTCCTGCGCGCCATCAACGACGGCCTGCCCATTCGCTGCAGCGTGGAGGGTGCGCCGCGCGCGGCCAAGCGCATGCGCAACTTCATCAAGGAGCGAGGCCTGGCCGGCTCCGTGCGCTCAAAGTCTGACTGCGGTGATGGCTACGGTCGTATCTGGTACGTCAAGGCAGCGGAAGCCCGGCAGGCCACGCCCCATCCGCAATGATCCTGGCCTGGGTCTGTGCGGCCCAGGCTGGCTCCAGCACCCTCCTCTCCTCCTTGGTGTAGAGGGCATGCTGGTCGAACTTCGGGTGGCAGCCCTGCACGCCAGGCCTGTCGCAGCACAGAGGGAAGCACAGCCTGTCGTCCGTCTTGATCCCCTGCCCCTTGCCCGTGTTCGGATGAGCGGCCTGGCTATACCCCTGAACGCCGCAGATGATGCAAGGCAGTGCGGCCACCAGGCGCCGGTACTCCTCTGACCTGACGACGTCTTCCTTCGGGATGCTCGTGACCTTGTCCGAGAACACGGCAAGGCGGGCCCGTGGCGGCGCGATCGGCCTGGGCTGAGGCGCTGGTACTGGCTGCTCCTCGATATCGTCCTGGCGGCCCGGATTTCGCGCCCAGCCGCCACGCTTCATCGGCGTCTTGCGAACCAGTGCCGAGCGCTTCATCAAGTCAGGGCGATCTTGACGACCTCGATCTGGCCGCCGGTGTAGACGTCGAACTCAGCGGCGATCTCGATGGCCCTGCCGATGGGCTGCCCAAGGCGCATGGCAGTCAGGGCAAAGTCGCGACCGGACCCGATGGCGTGGTAGGGGCGAGTGATCGGCGACCACGCATTGCCAGTCAGGAACCATGCGGTCTTCGGGTTGTGCCTGCCAACCAGGATCATCCCTGGATGGTTGTTCTCGCTGTTGTAGTCAGGGTATCCAAGCGACAGAACCTCCTGGAGGCTCATGCTCTTGATGGCCTGCCAGTAGCGCAGCATCCAGGCCCGCTCACCAGCCCCGGCCATGATCAAGGTGTCGCTCTGGTAGATCTTGGTGTTGTACATGCGCAGGCACTGCTGGTCCCCCAGTGTGTCGGCCGCAATGAATTCGCCATTCCAGGCACAGGTGGTCATCTCAAATACCTTCCGACGGCCATCTCCGTCATTGAGTCGATGTGCTCCAGGGTGGCGATGGTCGCCTCGATCTGGACGCGCAACTTCTTGTTGGGTGGGCGCCGGCCGGTGCCCTTGCAGTGTTCGCACGGCTTGTGGCTCAACGTCGGCGTGCCCGGGATCACCTTGAACCCGTGGCCCTTGCAGTGAGAGCACGACGGGTTGATGTGCATCAGCAGGCTCTGCGTGGCCACCTTGTCGGCGTCCTCCGGCGACAGATCCCATTTCCGCCTGTCCGACAGACGACGCACCACGCCAAGCACCGAGGCCTTGGCTGCATACCAGGCCTCCGGCGACTTCGCCAGGTACAGGCGCAGCACGTTGCTGGTGACCACCGACTGCTTCGATGCCAGGCCGAGCGCGATGATGCGGTCGACCGGGGTGCGGTGCTCGGTGTCGAACGTGAGGTTCGATGTTGAGACGGCTGTGGCCAGCCGCTCGAGACGTGATGGGATGTCGTCTGGGGTCATCGCTTCCTGACTTCCGTGATCTCGATGCCGTGGACGAACTTCATCATGTGGCGCTTGATCTGGTACGAGTCAGTCCGCACACCCTTGACGTCCTCGACAACGACGTTGCCGAGGTGGTCGATGTAGCGGAAGTCTGCGATGTACCGGAGCGCCGGCTTTGTGCGCCCGCCCAGCTTGACCGCTGGGGCCAGCTCGAACTTCGGCTGCAGCTCGAGGTTGGTGATCTGGCCTGCGCGCTCGAGGGCCTTGAGCTCCAGGAAGCGCGCGGCCTCTGCGCGGCTGTCAAAGGTGATGCCGTCAACCTGAGTCTTTTTTGCCCCGTACTTCGAGGCGACACGGCGCACCGTCATTCCTGGGAGCTGCCTTGGGCGGCCTTGGTCAGGGAGACGCTGGGGCGGAAGATCGGCACGCGACGTGGCGGCACAATCACGGACTCGCCGGTGTGGATGTTGCGGGCCTGCTTGGGGCCACGGTTGGTGACGGAGATCTTGCCAAGGCCCAACAGCATGACCTCTTCGCCGCGCTGCACAGCCTCGATGGTGTGCTTGTTGATCTGCTCCATCACCAGGCGAACCTGCTCGGAGGCCACGCCGGACTCCTTGGAGACGATCTTGATCAGTTCATTCTTGAGCATGCCTAATGCCTCAAAGTTGTGGTGGCCAATTCTATTGGCCGCCAACACTTTGTTGCAGCTAAACAGGCACGATCCTTACGTGCGACGTGATTGTCAGTCGTACTGGAGGAGCTGGTCGACCAGGCGGCGAACCTTCTCTGGCGTCAGGTCTGGGCGATTCATGATCCTGGAGAGGCCAATGTCGATGACGTCTGAGTACAACTTCTCAAACTCGCCCTGCTCCATGTTGGCGAAGCTAATGCTGTGAGCCTCAAGGCGAACGTCGCCGAAGATGTTGTAGTAGGCGTCAAACCTTCCCGTCATGATGATCAGGTTCTCGCGGAACTTCTCGAACGACGGCCGCACCTCGACGCCACGGTACGTCTGATTCGGCATGGACTCCGACCAGATGTCGAACAGATACTTGATCAAAGCGAAGAACTTCTTGTGGAACTGGGGGTTTCGCATCTGCGCAATCTTGCATCGCACAGCAGCCCCGGTCTTGATCTTCTTAACCCTCTCTTGGCTCTCTTCATCGGCTGGGACAAGGCTGCCATTCGGCGTCTTGATGAGGATGACTTCGCTCATGGTGCTGCGGGTTTGAATCGCCAGCCATTGCGATCTGGCGCTTGAAGAAACCAGGGCTCATCCTGGGGCGGCTCAGGTGTGATGCCCAGCAGATCGAGTCGGCTCTTCACATCCTTCGCGATCTGCGGGAACAGGCAGCCTGGGCGAGCCACATACTCGCGAACGGCAGCGCGCGCATAGTCGGCGTCGATCTGCACCATCATCACGAAGTGAGACACCATGGTCTCCCGGTGCTGCTCGTGGTCGATCATGCTGCGATGGCCTTGAAGTAGTGGCAGTCCTGGCCAGGCACGTACGGCAGGTTCAGAACCTTGATCTGCTTGCTGCCCGCAATGCCAATGTCGCGGTCGACGTCGAGCTGCTTGTGGCGATGGCAAAGCTCGCGGCGAGAGCAGATCTTGGTGATGTCCTTGTTGTCGCGCCCGGCGCAGCGGGGCTCGTTGATGTGCAGCGGTCTCATGTTGGTTGTGCTTTCGATTCTTGTGTCCAGGCCGACGGCATCCCCCGTTGTCCAGAGGGCCCTCATGATTGTCGCCGAGGGAACGTCGATGCCAGCGCGAACCGCATCAAGAGCGGCATGCGCCGCCAACTCTTCAGCGTTGCAGTGGTCTCTCGAGAGAGTCATTGCTGCTCCCTCCTGGCCCGCGCGCGGTAGCTGTCCCAGTCGAAGCTGACCCACCGAGCGGTCTCGCGCAGCCGGTCGTACACGCGGTCACCGACGAAGCGCTTGAAGCCTGCGGTGTCCTGGTTGGTCAACAGGATGGTCGGGAGCTGGTCTCGGTAGCGGCGGTCCATCACCTCGAACAACAGGGTGTGCTCGGCGTCGGTGCCGTACTGCACGCCGATCTCGTCGATGACCAGCAGCGGCAGCGTGCCAAGGTCGGCAATGACCTCGGACTCCTTCCTGGTGGAGGACGGGTGCCAGGTCTCGCGAATCAGGCGGATCATCCCCATGAAGGTCAGGTAGACGCCAACATGCCTGGGAAGGATGCCGCGCAGAATGGCCGTGGCCAGGTGCGACTTGCCGGTGCCTGGGCCGCCGGAGAAGATGAGACTCTTGCCGTTGGCGTGGTGGCTGTCGAAGTTGGCCACGTATTCCTGGGCAATGCGAAGCGCGTTGACCTGGGCGTCGTTGGCCGCCACCCAGTTGTCGAAGCCACGGTCCAGGAACCGCTTCGGTATGGCGGTCTGGTTCAGTTTCTTCTCGAGCTCCTGCTGCCGGCTGCGCAGGGTGAGCTCCTGCTTGGCCGTCTCGGCCATAGACTCCATCTCATCTCTGCAGCCGGGGCACATAGTCCACACCTCGCGCCCCTTGCCCACGGTGAACTTCTTGCCGGACGAGATGTACTGGCCATGCTTCTCGCACGAGCGCTCCCTCTCGCCGAGATCCACGGTCATGACGAGGCTTTCAATAGAGGTGGCCATGGTTGTCGAAGGCGTCCTTGCTGTACTTGATGTTGGCCAGGCTGCCAGCCTGGTTCGGGGGTGGCGGCGGAGGTGCCAGATACCGCTCCTGATTGAGGTAGACCAGCGGCGCAGGAATGAATGCGCCGGAGTCCTTGACCCAGTCGCGACCGATCTTGCAGGCCTCGACGTGCTCGACGATCTCGGATGCGCGGCACTCGAGGCCGGCGGCCAGCCACTTCGTCAGGCACCCCTGCTTGTTGACCTTGCGTGAGTTGGTTGGCCATGCCGCCCAGAACTTCTCGAATCCAGGCGTCACCTGCTTCTTGACCTTCTTCTTGGAGGCAGCATCCAGCTCTGCCACCAGCTGCTGAATGGCTGCGAGAGAACGGAGTTCCAGCTCCGTTGCGTTTACCACCTTGGTAAGTTCGTCGATGAGCGGTTTGTATTTTTCTGCTGCGCTCATCAGTCAAACTCCTGTTGCCTCGGCAACTTCCTGTTGCTCTTCGGTCGAAATTTTTTTCAGGGCCCACACACGGAACCCATCCCTCAGAAGATCAACGCCAGGCGATGCCTCGACAACATCTGCGACGCCATCGCGCTTGAGCTCTGGCAGGCGTCGGTCAACCTGCACGACAGTCAGGCCGGTGACCCTGGCAATGTCGTGCGCCGTTGCGGACTTGAGCTTTGTCAAGGCGAGCCGGATGCGGTCCTTGTGCTTGCCGGCGAACATCTCGGCAGACTCTGCAGCCATGACGCTCGTCACTGGGTCTGAGGCGCGGACGCGGAAGATGGTTTCCGGCGCGGGCGATGCGCTGGTTTGATGGGTATTCAACTGCTACTCCTTCGGTGATAGTGGTCACAGAACCACGTACGTGCATGCTAGTATCCGCCTGCACTGCGCTGATTCTACATATCTTTTTGTTGCCTTGCCAACACTTTTTTTGTGTGGCAATCTTTCTTGAGCGCCTCATTGAGGCGAGCTTGGCAACCGGCTCCGGGTCTCTCTGTCAGACCCCGGTTCTTGGTGTGGCCGCAGCACAACATTTACTCAACAAAATGTTGGTGTAGCAAAAAATGTGTGTATACTCGCACCCATGGTTCATACCGTGTGGTGTGTGCGGGGGCGTAGTGGCCCGGACTCCTGCCGCGAGCTGAAGCGGTCAACACACTGACTTAGCCGACTGGCCCCCGTTATCGGGCCATCAAGCCTTCGTGTTCACCTCCGAGGCTGCGGTTGCAAACGCAATTGGCACGGGTCATTCTCCGTGCGAGCTGAGGTGGCCAGTGGTATCCACGGCCTGTGAGCACGAAGACTTGAGTCAGTCATGATGAAGCCGATCCGGCACCCCTAACGCGAAGTAACCGGGAATGCCCGGTCTCGACGGACGAGGGTAAGTCGGGATGCAGCGGGCCGGTGAGGCTTCATGATGACTGATCAAGCCGCAGTGGCTGGATACCGCTGCGGCCCGCGCCTGGAGTGTGTTGGAGCACGTCGTCATACCGGTGGCGATGAGTCGGTTCGATTCCGGCCTGGCGTATCAAAGAGTGCGGACTGTCAAGCAAGTAAGGTGAAGCCAGTAGGTAAGCGGCGCCTCGGCGCGCAAAGTACCGAAGACGATGAATCTGAAAGCGGGCGAGCACGGCGGTAAGGCCCAAGCATCTGGGGCAGAGAGGATTGAAAAACTCTCCTTGGTGATCCTGCTTCGATAGGGCCATCAAGCGACGATCGTGTTGAAACGCTGGGATCGCTCCGCCGGGGCCCTCGGCATAGTAGGGCGGTCGTCACTTGATGGTGGGGTGTAGCTCAGTTGGTAGAGCACGGGGTTTTGATCCCTGGGGTCATAGGTTCGAGTCCTATCGCCCTTGCCAGACAGAAAAGACTGGATGACTTCATCCTTCAAGACGGTCTATAAATGTCCACGAAGGGTGTCACTCGACAGGCGACCGGTCCTGGGCGGGCAATGCGAAAACGCCATATCGTTAGAGTGCGGTGAACACCGGCCAACAGGTTCTGACTGATGGAAAGACATCCTTGATGTGCCGTGAGTAACGGGCCATCAAGCGTGACGATTGATGCTATGCATGATGGGTGCTTAGCCACAGCCGCCCATCGGTCTGAGTCAGTCGTCACACTTGATGGTGAAGGCGAAAGCCTGACGGAGTTCCAGTCCGCGTACAGCATTTGCTGCGGGACCGATGCGGTTGTGCGGGTGGCTTTCGAGTTGCCCAATGGCCTGGCAGTGCGACTGGCACCATCAGCTTGACGGCACGCAGATGTGTCAACGATCGGGGTTCGCCGTCCTTGCCCCGGTGCCGGACGATACGTAACCGGCAAACTTTCTACGATCCAGCCCCTCTCCTGTGCGTAGGAGCGCTGGGTCTGAAAACGGTCACGGTCGAGCGGTCGCCACGCACACAGGCGACTGATCGGCACGTTGTCGCCGGATCGCGTAACCGGCACCATCACACCAGCGGCAGCGTGGAAGGACACGCCAAGCCGTGAGGCAGGAGGCCCAACCGTCGTGACTTTGTGATCGGCGGCCACGCTCGATGACTTCCTGAGTCGGTATCAAGCCCGGCCCGCTGATGTGATGGTGAATGCGCAGGCTGATGCGCAAAGTTCTGTGGCGATGGGTTGCCAAGCAAGTTGTCTTGGTTGACTTGATCTGATTTCGCTAAGCCGGAGATCAGCACCGGCCACCGTCAACATGCGCCCGTAGCTCAGCTGGATAGAGCAAGTGAATTCTAGTCACCAGGTCGAGGATTCAAATCCTTCCGGGCGCTCCAACTTTCTGTTCCATGTATAACGCTTTGTCATACAATTACGCCATGTCAAAGCAAAGACCAGCACGAGTCACCCACATCACCTTTGCCCACGCGCTGGCCAGGATGGTGCGCGGCCCATTCTCCAGGTCTGACATCGCCCAGGTCACAGGCCTGCACCCCTCCACTGTCAGCAAGCTGACCTCATCCATGGCCAAGACCGGCGCAGTGCGCGTGTGCAACGAGAAGGCTTGCGACACCCGTGGCCGCAGGTCCGTCGAGATGTTTGAACTGACCGCAAAAAAAATTTGATTTGGCCGGTACTTTGTGTTGACTGGCCAACATTTTGTGTTAGACTGCAGTCACTCAACCACCAACAGGAGTTCAAATGGAAGAGCAGACTGCAGGAGCACAGGGCTCCGTCGCAAAGAACAACTTCGCCGTCATGGCGCTCAAGGAGCTGAGCAAGGTCGACAAGGGTCTAGCCAAACTGAGCGAGACCTACAAGAACGTCGTGTTCGATGTGGCCACCACCAAGGGCATGGATCAGGCCAAGAAGGCCCGCATGACCATCCGCGAGGTGCGCTACAACGTCGAGCGCATCCGCAAGGAGGAAGCCTCCCGCATCAAGGCTGCGCAGACGGCGCTCAACTCTGAGGCCGAGCGCATCACCCTGGCGGTTCGCGCGATCGAAGATCCGATCGACGCCCAGATTACAGCCGAGGAAGAGCGCAAGCAGCGCGAGAAGGAAGAGGCTGAGCGCAAGGAAGCCGAGCGCATCACCATCATCCGCGATGAGATCACCCGCATTGCTGGCACCACGGCGCGCGCAGAGGCTGACCGCCTGTCCGTTGGTGACATCGACGCCATCATCGTTGGGCTTGGCGCCATCCTGAATCCCGAGTTCTTCCAGGAGTTCCTGGCAGAGGCCGAGCACACCCGCACCAAGGTGATCTCAGAGCTGCACACCCTGAAGGCGAAGATCCAGCTGCGCGAAGAAGAGGCTGCCCGCGTTGCCGCCCAGCAAGCCGAGAACGAGCGTCTGCGCCAGCAGCTCGCCGAGATGCAGGCCATGGTGGCCAAGCTGACAGCGTCGCAATCTGCTGCCGTGCATGCTGCTGTCGATCAGGCTGCTACCACCGGCGTCGGCGCCGTCAAGGTTTACCCGTCAGGTGATGTGCCCGTGGTCACCGGTGTTGTTGAGAGCTTGCATAAAGGCGAGCCCATCAATCCGGCAACAGAATCCTGGTCTGCCGAGGAGTCGTTCAACGACGACGTGCCGTTTGACGCCCTGCCCGTCGGCAGCCAGCCGCCTATTGACCTGGGTGCCACCCACGAAGACCGCCTGTTCGACGACCAGATCCCCGACGTCGCCCGCGTGGTCTATGCCGTGGCAACCCACTTCGGAGTCGACGACGAGACGGCCAAGTCCTACATCGTCAAGACCGGCGAAGCCCTTTCCTTCGGAGGCATCTGAACATGAGCAACGCTCTGCAGGTCATCGAAACCGACATCTACGCTGTCGGCCCGACCTTCAACAGCGTTCTGTCCGACCGCTCGATCAAGTTCGAGCGTGAGGCAGAGTTCGCTATCCAGATCATCTCGGCCAACGATTACCTGACCAAGGTTGCCCTGAACAACCGGCAGTCTGTGGTCAATGCTGTGACCAACCTGGCAGCCATCGGCCTGTCGCTGAACCCGGCCAAGAAGCACGCCTACCTGGTGCCGCGCAAGAACAGCGTGTGCCTGGACATCAGCTACATGGGTCTGGTTGAGCTTGCTGTTTCCAGCGGCTCTGTGCGTTGGGCCAAGGCCGAGATCGTCCGCGAGAAAGATCTGTTCCAGTTGAATGGTCTGGACAAGCTGCCGACGCACGACTTCCAGCCGTTCGATCGTGAGCGCGGCAACATCGTTGGTGTGTACTGCGTGGCCAAGACTGCTGATGGCGACTACCTCACGGACACCATGACGATCGACGAAGTGTACGACATCCGCGATCGCTCTGAAGCGTGGAAGGCCTGGATCGGCAAGCAGAAGTCCTGCCCATGGGTGACCGACGAGGGCGAGATGATCAAGAAGACGATCGTCAAGCGCAGCTCGAAGATGTGGCCCAAGACCGACCGCCTGGACGCGGCCATCCACCACGTCAACACCGAAGGCGAAGAGGGCCTGGCGCCCATCAACCAGGCCGGAGCCGAGAAGGCCGTGTTCGACCAGGTCCACTGGCTCGAGCAGGTGGCCAATGCACGCACCACGAAGGAGCTGGAGAAGGTCTGGAAGGCGGCTGTTGATGCCGCCAAGAAGGCTGAGGATAAGAAGGGCTACGACGTGCTGAAGCGCGCCGTGCTCAATCGCAAGGATGTACTGGAAGGGGTTGTCAATGCCGGCTGAAGAAATCATCCAGGGCAGTGATGCCTGGTTTGCCGAGCGCGCAGGGTACGCAAGTGCATCACGCTACGGCGACATCATGACCAAGGGTCGCGGCAGCGCGCCCTCCGTCACTCGCCAGAAGTACGCCGACCATCTGGCCACCGAGATCATCACAGGGAAACCCCTGATCAAGAGTGGAAAGTCGGCGGCCATGGAGCGTGGCAACGAGCGCGAGCCCTTTGCGCGCATGGCGTTCGAGGCCGAGACCGGCATGATCGTCCAGGAGGTAGGCTTCATGAAGCACGCCTTCCTGCGCTGCGGCGCCTCGCCGGATGGCCTGATCCTTGGCAAGAAGTCCGGCCTCGAGATCAAGAGCCCCGACGCCGACACGCACCTGCGCTACCTGGAGCTGGTCGATCAGCCCCCGGACGAGTACGAGTGGCAGGTCCATGGCGGCATGTACGTCACCGGCTACGACAGCTGGTACTTCGTCAGCTACAACCCCGACTTCCCGCCGGAGCTGCAGCTGCACATCGTCGAGGTCAAGCGCGATGAGTTGCGTCTGTCCAATCTCCACGTCGAGATGACCCGGTTCCTGGCCGAGGTGAAGCAGAAAGTCGATGCGCTGCAGGATCGCATCAAAGCCGTCAAGGCAAAGAAAGGTTTGTGATGAACGGGAAACTCGCCAAGCGCCTGCGCAAGATGGCGCGCGAAGAAATGGTCGGTGACCGTGGCGTCGTCGATCGCGAGCTGAAGGTGGCCAAGGTCAATGGCCACGTCCGCGTGGTCAATGAGCCCATCAGCGTGCGCGCCATGCACCTGCAGCTCAAGTCTGCGTACAAGCGGTCCCGCGCTCGCGGCCCTCAGTGATGGCACGCGCCGACGCTGACCAGCTGAAGATCTACCGGGACGGCATCGAGCGCATGCTCAAGCAGATCCCGGACAGCGTCAAGAACGGGTCGTACCAGCGATCCGTCTCCTATAAGGACGCAGTCGACAAAGCGCAGAAAGCGCTGAAGGCACCCAACAGTCTCGCCCGACTGTCCGCCGCGCACAACAACCTTGCCACTTTTTATTGAAAGGAAAACGAAATGGCACAACTCATCGGCATCGCAAACCTCGGTCGTGACGCGGAGCTTCGCTACACGCCGAGCGGTCAGGCCGTCATGAACCTGGCGCTGGCCTTCAACTACGGCCGCAAGGATGAATCCGGCAACCGGCCCACCCAGTGGGTTGATGGCGCACTCTGGGGTCAGCGCGCCGAGCACCTGGCCGAGTACATGACTCGAGGGCAGAAGGTGTACGTCGTGATCGACGACATCCACATCGAGACCTACCAAGGCCAGAACGGGCCCGGCCACAAGCTGATGGGCAACATCGCGACCATCGAGTTCGCCGGCGCTCCGCGCGGCCATGATGAGGATGGGCAGGGCGGCAACGGTGGCGGTCAGCGCCAGCCTCAGCGCCAAGGTCAGGGTGGCGGGCAGCAGCAGCGCCAGGGTCAAGGCGGCGGCCAGCAGCGCCAAGGCGGCCAGGCTCCTCGCGGTTCGGCGCCTCAGCAGCGCCAGCAGCAGCAGGCTCCTCGTCAGCAGCAGCAGGCCAACAGCGGCAGCAGCGGCTTTGATGACATGGACGACGACATTCCCTTCTAATTTTGTTGAGCCCCCAACATTTTGTTGTATACTGGGGGCTCAACTTTTCAAAGGAGAAATCCATGTCTCGTATTGCATCGATGTTTGCCGCGCTCGGTGGCATGTTCAGCGCAGTCGCCGGCGGCTTCTTCAGTGCGCCCCCTATGCCGCAGCCGGTGTACCGCCACCCAACCTTCCAGCGACGCTCACGCGAGCCTGGAAAGCCTGGCAAGCCGGGCGACAAGATGCGCAAGAAGGTTGCTCAGCACCGCCTTGGTTTGGCCACTTTGCGCTGAGATGCTCCGATACGTCGCGATCTTTCTGGTGCTCTGGGGCTTGATTGCCCTGGGGCTATCCACCTGGCGCCGCTGGACAAAGTCAGGCGCGATCAGTGCAGCCAAGGCGATCGGCCTCGGCTTCATTTCGGCAGTTGCCGCCACGGCCGCCCTGGCCGCCATCGTCACCATCTTTTGAGTATCACCATGAAACGCTCACTCACACTCTTCCTGGCGATCATCTCCGCCTTTGTCTTCGCGGGATGCACTCGCATTGAAACCGGCGAGGTCGGCTTGCGTCGCCAGTACGACAAGACCGTCAACCCATCCGAACTCCAGCCAGGCTCACTGAACCAGACCATCATCGGCGAGGTGCTCACATTCCCGGTGCGCGACATCGCGATGGAGATCGAGAACAAAACGCCGCTGACGGCCGACAACTCCGCCCTCAAGGACTTCGACGTCACCGCGATCTACAGCATCAACCCGTCATCGGTGAATGAGTTGTACACGCAGAAGTCGATGGCCTTTCACTATGTTGGCAAGGAGGACATCTACCTGATGTTCCGGTTCATCGAGACCCTGGTGAATAACGCGGCCTACAAGTCGATCCGCCAGTACAAGGCGCTCGAGGTAGCCGACAACCGAGCCAAGATCGAAGCCGAGATCCGCGCAATCGTCACCGCCGAGCTCAACGAGCAGAAGCTCTCGCACGCCATCACGATCGGCGCCGTACAGGTGCGCAACGTCCTGCCGTCCGACGACATCATCCGCTCCGCCAACGAGCTGGTGCGCGCTCAGAACGAGCTCAAGACCAAGGAAATTGAGGTGCAGACGGCACGCAAGGAAGCCGAGCGCGTGGCAGCTCTGAACGCCAACGGTAACGCCATCTCCTACATGCAGGCTCAGGCCGGGCTGACGATCGCTGAAGCCATCAAGGCCGGAAAGGTGAACACCATCGTCGTGCCCCAGGACTTCAAGGGCATTGTCAACGTCGGCAAGTAATTCATCAACCAGATTCATCGAAAGACCAGCATCATGGAAGCACAGCAAACCACCGTCGGCTACGAAGCCGCAGACATGGCCACCCAGGGCGCAGACCAGTTCCGCGCCGGCGTCGAATCCGTCATCAACCCGAAGACGCCCGCCGAGCGCCTGCTCATGGCGACGAAGCTGATCGAGGACATCACTGTTCCCGATCAAGAAACCAACGACGAAGCCGCCGGCCTGGCCGAGGATCTGCGGTATGCATACGTTTCTCTGCAGCGTCTGGCTGCCCAGCTCGACGGCGAGAAGGCTCGCATTGCCACCGACTTCGAGATTGCCGGCGACGCCGCCTCTGCACTGCAGGAAATCTGCTACAGCCGCGCCTACACCGCAGGCTGGTGGATCGACGCTGAGACCGGACAAGACGTCCGCTCCTGGCCTGAGAAGTTCCTCAATCTGTGGGTTGGTTCCAAGCTGGCACTGATTCACAGCGAGGTCTCCGAGGGCCTGGAAGGTCACCGCAAGGGGCTGCAGGACGACAAGCTTCCGCACCGCCCGATGCTCGAGGTTGAGCTGGCGGATGCAGTGATCCGTATCGGCGACCTGGCCGGTGGCCTCGGCCTGGACCTGGGCGGCGCCATCCGCGAGAAGCTGCAGTTCAACGCCGTGCGCGAGGACCACAAGATCGAGAACCGCGTCAAAGAGGGCGGCAAGTCGTTCTGACCATGAGCGCAATGCAAGCACCGCCTCTGCTGCCTGGTAGCCACAAATTCACCAGGCCGCTCAAGGAGTGCTCCACCCCCGGGTGTGGTCCCAAATACCCATCCGGTGGTGTCGAGCTCGGATCGAAATTCTTCTGCGCCAGCTGCTGGCGTAAACGCAACGCAAGAAAGAAGACCCAATGACAATCTCACCCAGCGGACAGCTTGACGCACAACAGAAGCGCAAGCACAGCCACTACTTCAAGGACGTCTCGAAGCTGACGGTCATCGATGTGTACCGCGTGCTCGAGCTGTTCAATGTGACCGACCAGGCCCTGGGCCACGCCATCAAGAAGCTGTTGCTTGCTGGGCAGCGCGGTGCTGGCAAGGACTTCCGTAAGGACGTCCAGGAGGCGATCGACACACTGCAGCGCCGCATCGAGATGCTCAACGAGGATCAGCCTATTGGCAGCATCTTCGTCGACTCCATCATCAAGGATGCGCCACGGTTCGCATCGATCTCGGCTGGAGGTGCTGGCGGCCCCGGCCCCACTGTTCAGTTGAATGACCCTCTGAATAGTCCTCGATCGATGGCTGTGTCGGAGGGTGGCGCAACCATCGGACCCAAGATGTGGACTGTGTGGCATGGCTCCAAACTTGGCCCAAGGCTTGAGCGCCCCGACATACTTGTCGACATTCGCGGCAACGAGTTTGAGCGCGAGGCCATCCCAGCAAACCATGTTTCCTGGGCACAGGTCACCGAATACAAACTGCACCAATAAATTTCGTCGTTTTTGTAGCAACATCCTGTTGCGCCATCAACCTTTTCTGCTATAGTTTGATCACGCAACAGGAGTTCTACATGGATCAAGAAATCAAGGCCAAGCTCGAAGAAGAGCTTCGCCGTATCAGCGACATGTTCGAGTCGGCTGGTGTTCGGGGCGAGCAGTTCAAGCGGCTGAGCATTGCTGCATTCGAGTCAAATCAGGTGATGGAGATGGTTGGCCACATTGTCGGCGCAACCAATGAAGAAGATGGTGGGTTCGTCAAGGCGATGGTTGGCAGTGTTGCAAACCTTCTGTACAGCATCGTCATAAAGATGGCTGACGGCATGACCAAGGCCGATGCAATCGAGGCGCTCGCGTTTGGTGGCAAGGTCCACGACCGCAAGATCGCGCTCCAGGATCAGATCAGCAAGTTGATGTAAGGAAGTTCAAGATGTTCAAGGAAATCTCTGTTTTCAAGTTCGCCGGCGACATTGGTGTGTTCATTGATCAGGATCTCGCAAAGGCCACCTTTGAGCCGTGCGGTCCAACCCAGGAGTTCGCCATCGGCTTTGTCCCGCCTCGCGGCGAAAAGCACAGCCCACTGGTCGAGCGCTTCGGTCGAGATGCCATCATCGAGGTGGCCATCGAAACCAAGAAGGTTCCCGGCGAAGCCGTGAAGCGCAAGCTCGCCGAGGTCTGCGATGCCATCGAGCGCAACGAGGGTCGTAAGCCAGGCCGCAAGGAGACCCGCGACCTGCGCGATGAGGTGGTGCATCAGCTGCTGCCGCACGCATTCTCGAAGCAGCGCCGCGTGAAGGTGTGGATCGACTACGAGAACGGCCGCATCGTGATCGGCAGCTCGTCCAACGCCGTGCTCGACGAGGTCACCACGCTTCTGGTCAAGACCATGGATCAGCTGCAGCTGTCGCGCCTCAACACCCAGGTGGCGCCGCAGGCAGCGATGACCTCCTGGCTGGTGGCGAATGCCGACGATTGGCCAGAGCACTTCGCCCCCGGGCGCCACGTCGAGCTGCACAGCGGTGACGAGATGAAGTCCGTGGTGAAGTTTGATCGCCACCACCTCGACGACGAGGAGATGCGCAAGCACATCAGTCAGGGCAAGCTGCCCACCAAGCTGGCGCTGGACTGGGATGGCCGCGCGACCTTTGTGCTGACCGAGGGCACGCACATCAAGAAGATTGCCTTCCTGGACGGCGTGTTCGATGACAAGCAGCAGGACGATGGCGGTTTCGATGCCGACGTGATGATTGCCACCGGCGAGCTGCGCGCACTGGTGACCGATCTGGTGGCCGCCCTGGGCGGCGAGCTGGCGTAAGCCATGAAGGCGACCGAGTGCTGCGGCTGGGCTGGCAAGACCACGCCGGAGTGCCTGGAGTTCAACATCGGGGATGAGGTGGAGACACCCTTCTCAGGCGAATGGACGAGGCACAGGGTGGTCGCCAGGTTTCGGTCGAAGTTCTTTCAGAGCAAGGTCTGCTACATCGTCGAGCCCAGGGTGCCCAAGCAAGGCCTCATGCTGGGCGGGAAGATGGATGCGGCCTGGTTCAGGAGGCCACAATGAAGAAGCGCATCAGGCAGGGCCACACCAGGTGGCGCGTCTACATCGAGTACGACAAGCTGACCGGCAGACCAGCAGTCGCCTGGGTCGCCCAATGTTTCGCGATCAAGGTTGAAAAATTTTCCTTGGTCTACAAGGTCTTTGATGGGCTTACTTTTAAAACCTCCCAGCTCGAAAGTCTTCCGAATGGAGGGGGTCTGATTGTTCGCAGTAGGGCCATCTACTCGACAAGAGCAATCAGCCACGAGGGCTGGATGCGTATGCAGCCTACCTACCGGAAGGCGTTGCGCTGCGTGCATGAGATCATTGATCAGGCAAACCGAGAGATTCATCGGGAATACAGCGACGCATGGTCGTCTGAAAAATAGGAGTCGACATGGACCATTTTGGGATCGGTGCCGGCGTGATGGGCGCCGTAAATGTGTACCTCGCATGCGGCCGCAGATCAGGCCGGACCACATCACTGATCGAGTCGGTAAAAGATGGAGACCGCATCATCTTCGCGGAACCCAGTGAGGCGGATCGTGTTCGCAGGCTGATCAAGGAGCGCGGCATCGACGTCGAGTGCATCGTCGTCAACCCTGGAGACCCAATTGGGATTCCCCGGCTATCCACCAGCCCTGATGACAGCAGGACGATTCTGGATCACACCTGGGTTGAGCGGTACTACGAGGCAGGGATCAAGCGCCTGGCTCGGAACATTGACAACATCCAGGAAGGCCTGTCCGGCTATGGCGCAAAGCATCGCGAGACGAAGCGTGCCGCAGAAGAGATCGCCCGCTGGCAGGCATACAGATTTTGAAAACCGCGCCGGCCGGCTGCCGGCAATGAAGCAAAGAGGTAGAACCATGGCACTTATCGACATCGGCGCACTGAAAAATTCTGTCGCCAAAAAGATCAACGAAGAACAATTCAAGAAAGCCGAGGAGGCGCTGCTCAAGCAGATGCGCGCCGTCGAGGCGGCCAAGTCTGTGCTGCGCGCCGAAGAGCTCAAGCTCGCTGACATCGAGCAGCAGATCCAGGACGGGCAGATTCGCTGATGTTCCTGCGGTCTCCTGAGATCGAGGTCTGGTGGTGCGGCATGCGCAGCGACACCAGATCGATGCAGCTCGGCGGGTGGGAGTTCGCCGTCGAGGAGGACTACCTGGGTGGCATGTTCACCAACGTCATCGCCAAGCACAGGAAGGCAGGCATCTGCCTGACCGGCCGGGTGGACACGAATCAGCTGATGAACTCGCACTACAGCCAGGTCTCGCAGCCGGTGGTCATGAATGGCGTGCAAGTCATCGCCACAGACAAGCACCTTGTCTACGCCGAGTCACCACTGCCTAGCTACAGCCGCGTCGACATGATCCCATCTTTCACGGATAAGCCGGCGCGCAACCCGTTTGATGTGTTCTCTCCATGGGCGCCAGACGCCGAGGAGATCATCGTCGATCCACCGACCGTGGCTGGGCTGTTGGAGCAGATCCGAAAGCTGCAGGAGCCAGAGCTGGCCGAGATCCGCAAGCGCAACCGCCTGCGCGAATACCGCCGTGGCGATCAACGCGAAGTGGTTCAGGCCCAGATACTGACGTTCGCCTGACAACCGTGCCGGCCGGCTGCCGGCGCTTCACCAAGGAAATGAAGTGGAAGAAGCAAAGAATCCGACCATCATCACGCCGACCATCGGCCGCAAGGTCTGGTACATCCATGACAACTGCCAGACGATCGCCGCCGACGGGGGCTTGGTCAATCCGGTGTCATATGGTCATCAGCCCATGGATGCCACAGTGATTTACGTCTGGGATGATCGAATGGTCAACCTGCGAATCACTGACCACGCCGGCAATACGTTTGCCCTCAACTCCGTCACGCTGGTGCAGGAGGGAGACTCGGCCCCGGCGTATCGCCACTGCATCTGGATGCCGCATCAACTGGGCCAAGCCAAGAAGGCCTGACGATCGATCGATGATTGCAACCCCTGCTGCCGCCTCCCTGGATCTGGATGGGGCGGCGGCCTTTGTCCTTTCTGGCAGCCACATACAGACACATTCAGCGCAGAACAGCAACAGCAACAGCCACACCGAAAGGCATCACGGATTCGTTGAGTACCTATAGAATCGGTGATGTTTTTTGTCGCAATAATCTTCATCGCCATCTGCGTAGCCATAGGCCTCATGCGCCAAGAGCTGACGGAGCTGCTGCTGTTCCTGGTTTGGGGTGGCCTGAGCCTTGCGGCCCTGGGCTCATTCCTCTACTCAGTTGCCCTGCTGCTCCCTTAGTCTCTCGGCGGCACGGTTCAGACGGGCCATCACTGCGGTGATGCGCTCCTCGACGGCGCGCACCTGCTCGCGCGGCGCATTGTTCTTGATCAGCTCTCGCTTCTCAGAACGCAGCTTCTGGATCTGGCGCTCGGCCTGGTTGGCCACGGCGATCAGGTAGGCGTCACTGTTGGTGCGGCGCAGCTCGGCCGCCTCGGCGTACTTGCCGTCCTTCTGCAGGCCCTTGATCTCCGTCTCCACCTTGTTGATGCGCTCGGTGTTGGCGTAGAACGCTGAGCCCTCGCTGGCCTGCTGCTTGGCATCGCCAACGAAGCGACCCACCAGCGGGATCTTGAAGGTGGGCAGCTCCTCGCCACGCAGCGCGGCCAGGGATGACTGTTCAACCTTCGAGAGCTCGCGACCTACGCCGCCGGTGATCTGGCCAATCAGGTAGTCGATCTGGTCCGGGCTGGGCGAGAAGACGCCTGCCACGTACTGGTTGCCGCCGGACGCCGTGTTGATGGCCTCGGCCAGGAACTTGGACAGGGCGGTTGCCGTGTCGCGCGCCGTGGCGTGGCCAGGGGTGGCTGGGTTCATCGACTCGCGGGCGATCGGCTTGCCGGTCCAGTCGCGGTTCTCGGTCAGCGCCACCAGCGGGTCAAGCGCCGTGGGGGCCAGGGTCTGCATGGACATGCCGGCGTTGCCGATCGGGTTGAACGTGTCGGCGAACAGCCCGAACAGCTGCAGTGCGCGCTCGTGCGGCTTGCTGAATCCGCTCAACACGAACTCGGTGGTGATGCGCCCGATGTTGGGGATGACGTGGAAGCCCAGCGGCATCGGGATGGTCATGTACTTGCCGTTCATCAGCGGGATGATCAGGCTGCGCTCGCGGGCGAACTGCGGCGGGTCTTCGTCGCCGAAGCCGGCAGCCGCCAGGGCCAGAGCCTGGACGGAGCCAACCAGCATGCCGCCGTACACCACCTTCTTGCCGAAGGGGCTCAGGCGGATGGTCTTGGGCTTGCCAGGCTCCATGGTGAAGATGGTCTGGGCGATGCGCGCCGTGCCCTGCACCGAGGCGTTGAAGAAGGCGTACATGGCGCCGGCCTGCTGGCTCACCTGGCCCTTGCGGTTGAAGTTTACCGTCAGGTTCTTGGCGACCGATGCTGCCTGCTCCTTGGACATCCCGCGCTCCAGACCAGCCTTGTAGGCCGCCAGGCGCACGCCGTTTTCCATGGCCAGGTTGTAGTCGCTCAGCCAGTCGAAGATCCAGCCGGCACCGCGCTTGGCCTGGGCCATGGGCACCTTCAGTGCGCCGTTGGCGGTGAAGATCTTTCCAAGCTTGCTGTCGGCCCAGGCATCCGGGTTCAGCGTCTTCTTGATGGCTTCCGCGCGCTCGGCACTGGTCCTGAACAGGTCGCGGTAGCCGGTCTGTCCACCGACTTCCTGGAACTCATCCCAGAGCTGCGCCCAGGCCGACGACGGGTTCTTGCCCTTGCGTGCGGCGCGGGCGTCGCCATAGATGCCACGCAGCGCGGATGCTGTGTCCTTGGCGATCTTGGCTCGGTCGTTCTCGAGTGGAGTGGAGGACAGGTTGAGCACGGCGCCCTGGACGTCGCGCACTAGGTTGACCACGCCGAACACCGGGTTGTACTGGGTGTTGATGGCGGCGAAGTAGCGGCTGATCTTGGCGCTAACGCCGAGTAGGCCCTCGAGCTGGGTGGCGTCCAGGTTCTTCAGGGACTTGGCCATCCGCATGGCTCGCTCGTCCTCCTCATTGAAGACGACGGCGTGCTCCTTGACCTTGCCGTCAGGCCCCACGATCTTGGCAACCATGGTGTTCTCGCGCGCCTTCCACATCGGGTCAGGGCGATCCACCACAACACCCAGGCGCTCGTCGTACACGCGCTCGGTGGGCACCTCGTCGACGGTCCAGAAGCCCTCATTGGGATTGGCACTGGCCAGGCCAACCAGGGCCTGAGACACGCGGTTCTTTTCGCCGCGCACGATCGCCTTCTCGCGCTGCATGGCGATGTTGGCCAGGATGTCGACCACCTTGCGGGTTGAACCGGTGCGGCCCTTGGTCTCCTTGCCCTTGACGCTGAAGCCTTGACCCAGGCCCGGGCTGCCGCTGCCATCCTTGTCTTCGCGCTGCAGCGGGATGTAGTGCTGGAACATCTTGCCCCAGGCGTCCACCGTCTCCTGGCTCTCGAGCTCGTAGTCGACGTACAGCTTGCGGGTCTGAGCGATGATGTCGTCGACCTTGGCTGCTGCCGCCTCGAGCTTGGCTTTCAGGTCTGCCGGCAACGTGGTCATGTAGTCCAGGGCGTCCGACGTCTTCATGCCGGAGCCGCCATCCTGGAGGCCTGCCACGCCCGGGTTGCGCTGGGCAATGACCTTGTTGGCCTCGGGCGCATGGCGGGCGTGCAGGAACTCCTCGAGGTCTTCCAACTTCAGGCCGTCCTTGGTCAGCTGCTCGACCAGCGGGTTGAGCTCCATGTTCACGAAGTCCTCGGTGCGCTTGGCGGCGCGGCCGTGGTACAGCTCCTCCTGGAGGTAGACATCGAGGTCGTCAGCAATGGCGCCTGACGTGTCCTTGATAGCCTCGACCACGCGCTTGGTGTCGATCAGCTTGTCCTGGAATTTGTAGACCAGGTCGTCAAACTTCGAGGCGCTGGGCGAGTCCCAGTCGGCACCAGTGAAGGTGCGGCCAGTGGAGCGGCGGATGTCTGCGTCGCTTGGGTCAAAGGTGCCACGGTTGCCGATGGCGCTCTTGATCTGCTCTGGGCGGAAGGCGATGTACTGCATTTCCGATGCCTTCACGTCATTGATGTTCGTGATGATTAGGCCATCGTTTCCAGCAGCGATCGCCTCGTCTATCGCGTCATTGACGGCTTCTCCGTCGTAGTCCTCACCAAAGAAATCAAGCTCAGCAGGATTTTGCAGCGACAGATAGACCGGATAAATTACCGATCCATTGCCGCTTGCTGGGGTAAAGCCATTCGCCACATCCGGGTCAGGGGTGAAGAAGTGAACGTCGCTCCCGTGGTCCGGTGAAAAACCGCCGCCGAATGCGCTGAAGTCTTTGCCGGTCCCGTGATACACCACCATCGGCTTGCCATCGGCGTCCACCACCTTGGAGTCACCGAACCACGCCTGGAACTCCGGCGTCTCGGTGACGTCGCGCTTGCGGCTGAACAGCGGCAGGCCTTCGGTTGCCACCTTCTCGCGCATGGCGTCGGTGATGGTGAAGCCGGGTTGCTCCAGAAGAACGCCGGCATCTCGCATGATCGCGGAAGCGATACTCTTTGCCGTTTTCTCGCTTGTCAGCTCCGCATTCTCGGGGTCAGATGTGTAGGTCTCGCGGTCCCAGCTCTCGAGCCACTGACCCTTCTGGCGATCGTAGACGCCCCACATATTTTCGCCCGGCACCTTGGCTGCAACAACCTCGCGGCCAGCATTGGAGTCTGGGATGCCGACTTTCTCGAGCTGCTCTCCGCCCACCTTCTTCAGCAGGGCTTTCACAGCGTTGGGTACGATCTTGTCGTAGAAGGCCTTCATGCCTTCGCCGCCTACCTTGAGGTCAACACCGTTTATGTAGGACCGACCTTCCGGCTGCGCTGCGACCTTGTCCGCAAGCTCTTTGCCCAAGACGTCTGGTAGCTCTTGCACCTTTCCGCTCCAGCGCCCGCCGTCCCCGTAGTAACCGCCGATGGGCTTCATGGAAATCTTGAAGCTGTCTCCATCCCTTTCTATCATCAACTCATCGACGTGCTTGCTCAGGTCATACCGATCAGCCGACTGGTCGCCATTGACGAAGGCGACTGCGTCGTAGCCGCCATCCACCGCCATGGCGATGACGCGCTTGAGGGCGAGGTTGAGCCAGCCTTCGGTCTTGGTCACAAAGGGTGCGGTGGGGACGCCGGAGCGAAGTGCGGCCATGCGGTCAGACAGTGCAACCATCTGGCGGTTGACATCAACCGACCTTTCAACAGCCGCTTGAGTTGCCTGGTCAGCGTCGTCGCCTTCCGCAATCTGCTGCTCAAGGGTGCGGCGCTCTCGGTTGAGTTCGTCGAACTGCTTGGCCAGTTCAGCCATGCTCACACTTTTGTCTGCAAACCCTTTCTTCTTGCCCTCCTGCCCCCAGTCACTCTGCAGCTCCTCGACGAACAGAACGCGCTTGCCGTCGGCATCGGCGCGGTCGTTGACGCGGATGTGAGCGAGGATGTTGCGCTGATCCCAGTGGCTGGAGCGGTAGTTCTTGTCTGCTGGCGGTTCTGGCTGCTTCTCCTTCAGGATGTAAGCCTTTGCCTCCTCTTGGGTGCGGTAGACCTGCTTGGAGATCTGCAGCTCGTTGCCAGGAACTTTGAAGCGCCAAAAGTATTGCGACCGCTTCGGGTCATCGGAGTCGTCGATGGCAATGACGTTCTCTTCGGTGTACCTCACACCGCCAATCGGCGGCAGCGTCAGCAGCACCTCACGGTAGTTCTCGCCGCCAGGCAGGGTGTACTGGCCGTACTTGGGCTCCGCACCACTGACCTTAGCCTCGATGCGGTCAACAACATCCTGGTGGCCTTCTTGCTTTGCAATGCGCTGGATATAGCTCCAGGCCTGGCCGTTGTAGATGGCGTTGGCGGTTTCACCATCGTTTTCCTCTGACCACTTCTCGAGCCAGGCATCGAGCTGGGGCCCAGTCTCCACGGCGCCCAGCGTCACCTCCTCCACCTGCACGCCGCCCTGCTTCAGGTACTCGGCGATTGCATCCTTGGTGACCTTGCCATCCTGGATGTCGAGCCAGTCTTCAATGCCGGACCAGGTGACCTCGTCTTGCTTCACGGCACCTTTGTTGACCAAGCCTTTGATCTGGGCCTTCCAGGCACCGGCAAGAGCAGACTTGGTCTGCATGTCTTCGATGCCACGCTCGAGAGCAGAATGGAAGCCGAGCTCGTTGCGCTTGGTGCTTAGGCGGATCTCGCCAGCCGCGTCCTTGCGGGGGTTGTACTCGGCAACGAACTCGGGCTGGCGCAGGTTGGCGCCAACAGGGATGAATGCCACTGAGTCAACCGGTATGTTGCCGGCGTAGAGCTTGCCGCCATCACGCAACTCGCCGATCCATGCGTCGCGCTCATCCTTCTCCTGCTGCAGAGCCCGGGCGATGTCGTCACCGTCGGTGATCATCTCGCCGCCCTGGTAGATGTAGTAGTAGTCCGGGCCGTCGGGCTCGTAGTCGCCCGGATCTTTGCGGACGAACTTGTAGCCATTCAGGCGGGCGATGCCCGTCTTACTGTACGCCTCGATCTGCTCGTCGACCTTAGACTGCGGGATCTCGGCCGGCATGCCGTAGCGGCGGTTGACGGCGAAGCCGGCTGCAATGTCGCGCATCGGCGTCCATGAGAACAGGAATCGATCGTCCGTGCTTTCGGTGCCGTCCTGCTTCTCGCCTCGGAATGCCGGCACGGTGCTGCCGTACACCTGGCGCAGCTTCTCGCGCACCGGCTCATAGGCCTTGACCACCTCATCAAAGTCCTTGCTGTTGCGCAGCCTGCCCTGGCCCATGGACCAGTTGACGTTCCAGCCGTCGACGATCGACTTGGCGCCAGCGGAGAGTGACTTGTATGCGCGGATTGCAGCTGGCGCGATCTCTCGGCCGAAAATCTCAGATGGCTGGCGCTTGCGGCTGCGGGTGATGTCGCGCGCGGCGCTGCGCTTTGCGTCGGGTCGGCGAGCCTCGATCGCCCAGAACCCGGGGTTGTCGCTCTCGACAACGCGCACCTCAGCGCCTTGCCAGGCGGCCATCGGCTTGACGACGCTGTTGCCCTTGGTGCGAAGCTTGACGATGCGCTCTGCAGCCTCTCGCGACGGCAGGTCGTTGTCGGCGATGGTCCAGCCATCAGCCCTGGCGGCTGCGATCTCTTCCTCGCTTCTGCCGGTGCTGCGCTTGATGTCGGTATCCGGCAAGCTAGACGTCTTGCCTCGATACGCATCCCTGGACCAGTCCTTGATGATGCCTTCATCCTGCATCTTGTCCCAGAAGCCAGACGCAGGAGGGTCGACCTCGTTGACCAGGATCGGGCGACCGTACGTCTGCCCAAGCCAGCGCAACACATCTCGCCCGCGCACCTTATCTGAGCCCTCGGTATTCAGCGTCGTGACACGCAGATCCCCCTTGTTGTCCGCAAAGAACTTCACGTACGCGGCTCCGTCATCGAACTCCGCATACTTCGAGCCCGGGTACTCCGTGTCCTCGATGTTCTCTTCAACGAAGTCAGGGATGACTCGGGCAGCGCTGCGCTTGATGTCGGGCTGGTCCGGGTTGATGTCCTGGTCCTCGGGGATGGACGAGGCGTTTGCAGCCTCGCGGCGAAGGCCAGAGAGCACATCGATGGCGGCCTGGATCTGGGCGCGCTGCGCCGGCATGCCCTGGGCCTGGAGCTCGTCGAGGCGAGAGAGCAGCGCATCCTGGTCTCTCTCGTTGATTTTTGCGACCAACTTCAGGCACGAGGTCGACATCAATTGCGCCATCTGGCTTCTCCGTTACTTGTTGAGGCAGGCGATCAACTCTTCGAGTGCCGCGATCCGCTGATTGTATTCGTCGGCGTCTGATTTCTGAGTCTCTTCGCCAATGCGGATCGTCATGTCGTCAGGCTGAGCCGAGGCATCTTCGTCGTAGCGCCCGTCCTCGCTCACCCACAGCGGCAGCAAGCCAGTCTTCTGGTCAGCGAAGTGCGTCTCGCCAGCAGATGCCGTGCGGTTCTTGTCGCCATGGGGCCCGAAGTTCACCCAGCTGTTCTGGCCGCGCGTCTCGGTGGTCAGCGCGCGCTGAGCCAGCGGGCTGAACATAGAGCTGTGGGCGCGCCAGGTGTTCTCCTCCCCATCAGCGCGGAAGCCGACGCCCTCCTTGACGTGACCGAAGTAGTCATGCACCACGCGGAACAGGTCGTTGACCAGGGCCTTCTGACCGCTGATCTCGAACTCGGTTTCCGCCAGGAGCGGGTTGTCCTCAGGGTCGAAGGATGCGTCGGTGCCGAAGCCGTCGCGCGTGCTGAACACCCACATGTGGTTGTTGTTGCGCACGTCCTCGGTCATGAGGCGCGGGCTGGCGGCATACGGGTCGCCCTGGGAGGCGAAGTCGATGAACTCGACCTGCAGCCCAGACTCGACGACGGCGCGGTACTGCTCGATCGTTTCCTTGGTCAGGGCCTTATAGGCAGCCTTGACCACAGGATTCTTCGGATCGTGCTTCATGCGGTCGTACTCGGCAGCGATGCGCGCGGCACGCTCCTTGTCGACCTTGGCGTACTTGGCTGGAGGCCGGTACTCGAGACCGGCGCGCTCCATGTACTGACGCGCTACAGCTTCGGCTGGTGCCCAGTGGCTGGCGCGGATGTCGATGCCGGCGACAGTGAAGTCGCGCGGCAGGCCATTCAGGCTCCCGTCTTTTTCGCGCCCAGAGCTTTGATCCGACCGACCCTGCTCTGCCACCCGGCCAGGGCTTCTTCGTACTCCGCTTGCGTCGAGAATTGCTTGCGCGTCGGCCGAGAGGGCAGGTTTGGCTTGAACTGCGTCGCCTGCATCTTGTACACCTCCTCGGCCGGCTTGCTCGCGTTCTCCTCTGAGGCGCGCAACTGCTCTTTCAAGTCCTTGACGTACGGGTCGTCCGAACCATGCTTGCGTTCGAGCTCCCTGACGTCCTTCCTCAGTTGCTCGATCAATGTACTCATCGTAGTTTTCCTTTCCGACGACAACCGTGTCGTACTGCTGCATGGAGGCGAAAGCCACGCCATCCATGGACCTAACCTCGCGAGCGATCTCGTGAAGAAGCTGGCGCTTCTCATCGAGAATCTGCTCAATCGCACCAGGCTTCATGATCTCTTCGCGCAAGGACTCATCCCAGCGCATCGAGATCTCGGGAACGTACTGGAGCCTCACCCCAATAAATTCCTGATCCTCCAGCCCTTTCTTCTTGGCTCGTGGGTCAACGGCCATTGTAAATCCATCCTGACCGCGCGATGTGAATCGCTCCAGGATGGGCATGGCCTGGTCGAGAGACTTGCGGTCGCGGAAGTAGATCTCAACGCCTGGGCGTGCGTTTCTGTTTTCCTCGTTCGGTTGCACAACCCTGGACACAAAGATGTCCCACTGATTGTTTTCCTGCGCCAGCTTGGCGATCTCGGCCATCACCAGCGTCGGGTCATGCTTGCCCTTTTGCGCCGTCCACTCGGTATCGAACGATGCCTCGATGGTGCCGCCGTACAGACCGTAAGTCGGCATGACGCGCGCAGCCAGCACCGTGTCATCACCAACCAGCATGGACATGACGCGGGCCTGCGCCACGGTGGCCTTGCCATCCTCGGGGCGCTTTTCGCCTTGCTGGATGCTCCATCCGGCCAGGTATCGCTCAACCGGAGTTGCCTCGATGTTCTCCTCAAACGACCCGCCTTCGCCGGTCTTTGTGGTCCATCCCTTCTGGCCCCACAACTCTTTCTCAGCAAACCACGCAATCGCCTGCAGATCTGGAGGGGATACGACGACGCCCTTCTTGGCCAGCGAGTCAGAGACCATCTGCATGACTTCAGCGCCAAAGCCAAACTCGCCAGTCACCTTGGTGCTGTCCGCGTTCCAGGCGCCAGTCACTCCGGTCTCAGCAACAGGAGGGATGCGTGGCAGGCTGACGCCTCTCACCATGTTGGCAGCGCGACGAAGCATCCGCGCAGCCCACACGTCTATCGTTGCCATGTTCGACTGGCCAATCAGGTTCAACGCAAAGTTGCGCGCCTTCGGAGCCTGGCCCGGCTCAATCAGCCGCCACATATCAACCAGCGCCTTCATGGCGTTGGTGGAGTTCATGCCATACAGCTTGCCGCTGATCTGGCGGATCTTGTCTGCGGCCGGATACTTTGACGGGTCGCCACCGCGCTCAACAAAGGCAGAGAACTTCTCCAGCTGCTCATCAAAGTCGCCCCGCATGAAGCGGCGCATGATGTCGATAGAGAACTTCCAGTTGGTGTCTACTGGCGTATTCGGGGAAGTTGCACCAAGCAGGTCGGCCAACATGTCACCGGCCGCGCCATACTCGCGCCGCAGAACCTCGGCCACGTTGCGATACCAGGTCTGGTGCCCAACGATGATCTGGGCGTTCTTGTCGCCAGACTCGGCTCGGTCGTAGACGTCCAGGATGAGCTGCTCAAACTTCTTGGCAACCTTGCCAGCCAGATCTGCATCCAGCTTTGGCGACGCACGGGTCTTTCCGGGCGGAACGTTGAAGCCGTAAGAGATCTCCTTGAACTTCGGCTCTTCGCTGTTCGGGACAATGTTGCCATTGTCATCCTTCTTGACGTTGATGCCGATGACTGAGATCTGGGCCCAACCCTCAGACGCCGGATACTGCCGCTTTGTTGCCTTGGCACTATCCATCACCGACTTCACCTGAGAGGTCGACAGGCCAAACTTCTTCGCGTCCGACTCGATTGCCGAAATCTCTTCAGGTAGCAAACGAACCACCTTCGCCTTGACGCGACTCTCCCGGTCGATGGCGAGCTTGTACTCGCGCGACGTGCTGCGGCGGATGTCGTCAGACTCAGCGCTGAACTCGCCACCATTGAAGTCGGCGGACTTGAGCTGGTTGGGTGACAGGGCCACAAAGATGTCGGCCGGCGTCATGTCGTAGGCGCCAGGGCCACCGCCGTCGTCAACTACGTTGCGCACGATGGCGCCGTCGTTCTTATAGCGCCAGGCCTCTCTCACCACCGAGTCGGTAGTTTCGTAGTGGCTGCCAGCCTGCTCAATGTAGGAGCCGGGATTCTTCTCAAGCAGCTCTTCTGCCGTCTCGTAATCGAAGAAGCCGTTGCCTGCCTCGTCGTAGATGGGCTCACCGTCCTCGTCGAGAACCTGGTACTGGCCGAAGCGCTCGCCGCTCCATGTCGCACCCTCGAAGTCGCTCTCGTTGGGGTTGCGGATGTTCAGGAACAGGGCGTAGATGCCGGGCTGGTCGCCAGCCTCGGAGGTATCGCTGTCGACAACTGCGTTTGCGCGGTTCTTGCGAACGTAGCTGCGCGCCATATCCCAGTTGGGCGTCGTGAAGATCCCGAAGTCGCCACGGCCAGTGCCGCCGGGCTGCTCGAACTCCATGAAGCCGCCCTTGTCGGTGCCGTGATAGACGACCAGCGGCTCGCCGTTCTCGTCGACAACCTTGGAGGTGCTGTCGTCGGCCCAGACGCCGCCCTTGGCGATCGCAGCCTCCCAGTCACCGAACCACTTCTTGAAGGCCGGAGTGCGGACCTGCACCCACTGGCGCTCGGTCAGATTCGTCTTTCCGCCGTTGGGCGCCTTGAGCCATTGGTCGGTGCCCTTGTACTTGGCCTCGACTTCGGCGTACTCGTCCTTGGCGCGCTGCGCGCTTCGCTTGATCTCGCTTCCATCCAGGCTCAATGCGGCCGGATTCTTGGATTTTGCGGCGCCAACAACCAGGTCTTTGACATCTCTAAATCCGGGGTGCAGCCCGTCCGGCAGTGAGTCCGGGTCCACCCACTTCGCCTCTGAGTTTTCCCCGTTCAAGCGAACAGAGAACTCGGATGGAACCGTTGCGATGAAGGTGTTGAACGTTGCGTTGCCGAACTTGGCTTCGGCGATCCGGGCAAGCTTGACCTGGCCCTGAAAACCGATCTCCTCCTTGGCCTCACGCAATGCGGCGGCCTCGAGCGACTCGCCGGCATCGACGGCGCCACCCGGGATGCTCCATGTGCCGGGGTTGGCAACAGATGATCCGCGCTTTGCCATCAGGATTCGGCCTGTGTCTGCGGCCTTAAAGACGATCCCGGCGGCCTGCAGACCAGAGGGCCTCTTTGGTGCGCCGACCTTCTGCCGCACCATGGCGACAAACTCGTCCTGATACATCGGCTTGTCGCCCTCGAAGGCGCCGATATCCATCAGCTGCGCGGCCAACTCAGGGTCGCGCGCCATCACCATCTGGGCCCAGCGCTGCGGAATCAGCTGGCCGTTTAGCGGGATCTTCAGGGCGGAAAACTTGTCGCCCAGGTCAGCGTCGCGCTTGGCCATGGCCGGCACAACCTTGGCGTCATCGATCTGCGTACGCATGCCGAGGACTTCGGTCTTCACGGTCTGGCTACCCAGCAGGATGACCTGGCCAGGCTGACTGCCATCGAGGCGCGTGAGGTAGCCCGAGTAACCGGCGTTGATCACGGCGGTCTCGAAGGCGCGCTTGTCTCGGCCCTGCTTCAGGCGCTTGACGTCCGCGTCAGCGTCGTAGATGTTGGTCAGCGTTGCCTTGTGGGCAATGGGGCCAACGCCAGACTCCGGGCGAATGCCGGTGCCCTTGTTGACGTAGAAGGACAGGCGCTGGCGCAGACGCATGTCGGGGTTCGACATGATCTCTTCGCGGTCACTGCCCTGCAGTCCGGTGCCGAAGAAGCCTGTCGACAGGATCTGGCGCGCCTGCTTGCTGAAGTGGTAGCCATCGACCGTCAGGCCGTCGTCAGGGCGCGGAGCTGAGCGCTTGATGTCGCCAAGCTTCTGCTGAGCCTTGAGCAGTTCAGCCTGCATGGCGGCCTTGCTGATGCCAGCGCCCTGGGCGTACATGGCCATGCCGTCGCGGAAGGCATTGCGCACAGCCTCGGCATCGTTGATGAAGCGGCTGGCACGGAAGCTGGGCTGACCCTTGATCGCGGCGATGGCGCCGTCCAGTATCTTCTGGAAGAACGCCGCCAGGTTGGCGATGATGCTCTTGGCTTGCGCGCCGTTGTCATCTTGGATCTTCGCGAAGACATCACGCCAGAAGGCGCCGTCGCTCATCAGGTCGCCATTGAGGTCACTGATCAGCTCCTCGAGGTCGCGGTCGCTCAGGGCGGCGTCGCTCTTGGCCTCAGCGGAGTCCTTGCCGTAGTAGTTCTCGCGGAAGCCTTTGGGGTCTTGCACGCGCTCGGCAACCACCTTGGCGATGGCGTCGTAGGCAGCCGGGTTGTCGCTGCGCAGGATGTGCATCAGCTCATGGCCAAACACAGCCAGAGGGGAGATGCCGGAGCGCTCGTTGAGGTAGATCGTGACATCATCACCAGGAATGACGAAGCCGTCCGAGTCGACCTTCGACTGCGGGTCGGAGAAGAACACGATGTCCTTGCCGAAGAAGCCAGCCAGGCCCTTGAGCAGGATGGCCTGCTGCTTGGTGATTTGGGCGCCCTTGACGCCGCGCGACGGAGAGTCGCCAGAGCTCGCGGGCAGGCTCTCAACCGGCACAGCGCTGACGGTGTAGGTCTTGCCTTTGACGCGAACCTGGATGGCACCCATGCCGCTTTCTGCAGCGGGCTTCTTGGCGTGATCCTTGAGCCAGGTCTTCAGGTCGGCAAGCGGGAGTTCCTTGATGGCGCCCAGACCGGTCCAGCCCTTGTCGTAGTTGGCCAAGTAGGTCTGGCGTGCATCAGCCTCGCTGACGGCGCCGAAGACGAGCTTGTGCTCATCGAAGGTGCCATCCTGGTTGACCTGGTCGATGACGAAGATCTTGTTGCTGGCCGGGCGATCGCCGATGAACACATCCACGCGGTCGCCGTCAGCACCCTCGGTGCCAACGATCTCGCCGTAGTGGTGGGCCATCTTGGTCTCCCACGGCTTGCCATCGGCACCCACGCCGCGACGCACGCTGCCGCGCGGGTTCTCGATGACCACCTTGACGCCGTTGAGCTCGATGACGTCGGACTTCTTGTAGTTGCCAGCCTTGATCTGGGCCTCGGTGGGCTCCAGGCGATCGTTCAGTGGACTGGCCGCAGCGGTGTTGGCGAGCTCGTCGACGCGCGCCTTGATGGCGTTGCGGGCGATCTGCGCATCGGCCATGCCGTCGAGCATCACGCTCTGACCGGTCTTGGTGTTGCGCAGGACAAAGCCTTCGCCGGAGCGCTCGACCGTGTCGAAGCCGTTGCCGACGATCTGAGCAATCTGGGCTTTGCGCTTGCGGCGCAGCGCGGTGCTGGCCTCGCCGATTTCTTGATCGGTTGATGCCGGGATCTGCACACGGGGCAAACTTCCGCTTGCCTCGTCAACAGAAAGTGCTCTTGATTGCGAAGCAATATCTGCGTCAGCTTCTGCGGAGTCCTCCACATTCAGCGTGCCAGCGCGCGCGGAGGCGGCGGCTTCACGCAGGCTGTCGGCCTCAAGCAGTAGAGCATCAGCCTCATCGTCATAGCCAAGAGCGCGGAACTGGTAGGCGCCATCCTCGCGGCGCTCAGCTTCACGCAGGAAGTACTCCGGCGCGCCCTCTTGCGGCGCGATGTCGCGCATCACGGCGGGCTGGCGATCCGGGTTGGCCCTGCCTTGCGGTGCCTGGGTGCGACCAACGATCTCGAGGGCGCGATCCAGTGCGGCCTGGCGGGTGCGGGCGGGCAGGCGAGTGTTGCGCCAAGCCATCATCGACTGCAGCGCCTCGTCGCGCTCCTGACCACTCAAGCCAGGCGTGGACGTGATCATCTGGCCGACCTGCTGGGGACGAGTCGGAGGGCCTGCCTGCTCGTTGCTCTGCTGAGAGACGCCTTGGGCGATGTCGCCCAGGTTCACGCCCATCCACTCGGCCACGGTCTCGATGCGGGCCAGGGCCTGCTCGCGCTGCGCGGCAGGAGTGGACTTGCTCTTAGCTCTGGCCAGGTCGTTCAGGAACTGGCCAACTTTGTATGGGGATTCGGGTGAGCGCAGCGCCTCGAGGCCACGGTTGGTGCGCAGCGTCTGCTCAATGGCGCGCGTGCGCTCGAGGATCTCGTCGACTCGCGGCTGAGCTTCAGCCTCTGCCTCGGGCTGCATGCCTGGCGTGGCATCACGCAGAGCCTTGAGTTGGTCGTACTCTGCCTTCTCTTCGGGGGTGAAGAAGCGGCCCTGCTCGCCAGGGATGGTGATCTGGTTGCCGTTCTCGTCGGTGACCTGGCTTTCAGGCTTGCCCTTGCCGATAGCCTCGAGCTCAGCGAGGCGGGTCACAGGGTCGGCCACGGTGGTCTGCGCTTGCTGCTCGGCGGCACTCGGGATGCCAGCCTTCATGCGTGCATTCTCTGCAGCCAGAACCGTCTTCGACAGAGGGCTGTTTGGCTCCTGCGCCTTCTTGGCTACCTCGGTGATGCCGTTGATGTCCAGGTTATTCCCGGACGACTGAGTCATGGACCAGAACACCTCGGGCGCACTCTGTGCAAACCCAGCAATGGCCTCTGTTGCGGCGTCGTATGGGTTGGCTTCGCCAGTCGCGGCCAGGTCACCCAGATATTCGCCGGCGCCCTCGCCAAAGGTTTCGGTGGCGCCAAGCGTTGCGGCAGTTCCGACTCGAGCGGTGAGCCTCGATGCCTCGGATGCAGCGGCCTGACCGGCTTGCCGCGCGGATTCGCGCAGAGCCGGATTCTTAGCAAGAGCCTCGACGATCTCTGCGCCGTTGGAGATGTTGATGCCGGCGTCTGCCAGCACCTTTGCTTCGGCGCGCGCACCAGCCTTGATGGCGGCGCCATTGAGAGTGCGAGCAATCCCGCGACCAACGCCGAGTGTTGCAGCATCGACGGCGGTGATTACGCCGCCCTTGACGGCGCCCTGCTCCTTGGCAGCCTGGGCTTCATCAGCCGTGAATCCATCGGCAGCCATCTCCTGGGCCTTGCCACCAGTCTCGAGCAAGGTGTTGCCCAGGAACATGCCGGTCAGGAAGCCAAGGGTTCCACCAACAGCTGTGCCGGCCGGTCCAAAAACTGAGCCCGCAGCAGCACCGAGTTTTGCGCCAGCGTAGCCAGCACCAAGAGATACGGCTGCATTGGGCGCCTGCTCGGCCACCAGCTGCACCGTGCCGGCCTTGTTGTTCCATGCGGCGCTGACGACGTCGCTGGCAGCCTGAAGGATTCCGGCGTCCGGGTTCTCCTGCTGACGGCGCTGGATCTCAGCCTTCAGGCCTGCGAGGGCCTGGGGATCATTCTTGACGTCATCCTGCTGCGCCTTGGCGAGCAGCTCTACGTCAGACAGGTTGCCCATGTAGGTGTTGCCGGTTGCAGCAACACTGCGGCCCGTGGACTTTGCGCCCTGCCACGCAGCCTTGCCGACATCAAGCACCTGGTCGATGATGGACTTTTCCGGCTCGGGCTCGCGGTACGTGTTGGCGTACGGGTTGCGCTGACGAGACTGGGTCGACTGGGCGGGCTGAGACTGACTGCTGCCATCAACACGGGCAGCCACCTCGCGGCCGTACTGCAGCGTGTTGGGGGCATTCGGGTTGCGCGGGTCGGATACAGCAATGCCGCGACGCGCCTTCTCCAGCCCGCCGGGGCCGCCGTAGTAATAGGCGCCAGCCAGGGTCAGATCGCCGTCAGCCTGGTCGTAGCCCTGCTTGGCGTAGCGGATGCCGGCGCGAAGGTTGTGCTCTTTGTTGTTGATGTCCCAGCCATCATCCGCCACATCTCGGAAGGTGCCAGGAAGGATCTGCATCCCGCCAACAGCCCCAGCGTTCGATGTCTTGGTGTTGCGGCCAGACGAAGACTCCTGGCTATAGATGCTCTTGATGAACTCTGCAGCGCGACCGGTTACGCCTTCCGCAGCCAGTGCCGCATCAATATCCGACCCGCTCGAGCGCCCAACCGGCTCCGATGCCAACAGGTCGGAGAAGTCGGAGCTCGACGCCCGACCGCCAGTGCCGGCCGATTGAGCTTTTGATGCGCCAGGCTCGGCGGCGAGGAGGTCGGAGAAGTCTTGTTGTGCCATGAATTACTTGCGCCGGAAAGCCAGTTCTTCGATGCGTCGCAGCTCGATGAGGTCTTCCCTGCTGAGTTGCGAGCGGATGGGGTCATATTTTCCTACAAAATCAAGCGGCTCCATCGATTTCTTGTCCAGCTTGAACTGCTCGCTCACCTTTTGTGCGCGCTCAACTTTTGCTGCTTCCGCCTGTTGTTTCTCGCGAGACAACTGATTCTGTCGCCCCTGGAACTGACCGGCGAGTGAATTGGGGTCTGTCTTGCTGGGACCCTGGCTTCCACGCAGAACGTCAAGCAGAGATCTGCCTGGCTGCTTTGCGGCAGCGGGCTCACCGCTCTTGGTCTCCGGCGGGAGGTAGGAGCGGATCAGGCTCAGCCGGTTTCTGATGGCATCCACATCAAGACCCTTGGCTTCAGCCTGGCGCAGATACTCTCGAGAAAGATTCGGGTCAGAGGCAATCTGAATCATCTGCTGAGACTTGTCGCCATAGTCCTTGGTCACCATCTTGGCGACCTCGGTTCTGAGCACATCCTTGCCTGCAGTCTTCTCGAGCTCTGCGATCGTGCCAGCGCCGGCAGCCACGCGCATGGGCTTGCCGCCGTTGATCTCTTTGTTTTCGTACACCAGGTCAACTGTGCCGCTCTCAGTGTTGAGCTCGAGTCTGGTTGCCTTTGGATTGGTGACGACAGCCATGGCGGCATCAACGGCAACCGCAGGTGTCGCTCCACCGCCAACAAGCTCCTCAACAACGCGGAAGCCGCGCGCAAACTGGTCTGTCGGCAGCTTGTTTTCGCCCTTGGTGCCCACGGTCTCCCACAACTCAGAGGCCTGACTGAGCGGCGTGCCGCCAGCTTTGCCGCTCTTGCTCGAGCCAGAGCCAGCAGCCTTGCCGTAGATCGGATCGCCATCGGAGTTGTAGCCAATGATCTGGTCGCCAGACGCGCGAGTGCGAACGAAGCGGCCAGTCGCCTTGTCGTAGTAACCGTCAGGCACCGACTCGACAGGCTTCTTCGCGATTTCCTTGGCCAACTCAGCCCTGCTGGCAGCTCGAGCCTCGTAGGCGCGATCAGGAAACACCAGCTGGTAGGCCTGAGCAGCCAGGTCATCCATGTTCCTGAAGTCGATGGCGCCAGCAGGCTTGCCGTCCGGGCCGATGCGCTCAACGCGGCCGCCGCCATTGGGACCAGGCACAACGCGAGCGTCGAAGCCGTCGTTGTAGCTCTTGTACAGGGCGTCGACGAAGGCCTGCGGGCCATCCTTACTGGCCACCAGGGCATTGCGCCACACTTCTTCGCGGGCCGCGTCGTAGAACTTGCGATCGGTCTCCTTGGCCTGCATCTCGATCTGATCAGCCTTGTCGGTCTCACCGAGGCTGCGCCAGTAGTCGGCAACGCGCTTGGCCGTGCCGATGCGGGAGTTGTCGGCCTTCATGCCAAAGGCGCCGATCTGGGGCTTGCCACCGCCGGTGAGGGCCGTGGCCTGGCGCGGAGCCTGGGGCGCATCAGCGCCATCAATGAAGGCCTGGTCCTCGGCTGCTGTGCGAGCTGTGGCCTCGTCCTTGTAGAAGTTCTGGGAGCCCTGCTGCCCGACAGCGAAACCGTTCTCGGCCTTCTGCGGCGTGGCAGCTTGGCGAGCACCTTGGCGCTCGGTAACCTGGCGGTTGACCTCGTCAAACTCAAGTTGTCGTGCGCGCATGTTCAGGTCGTGAGCCTCGGCTGCGCGCCTGTCGATCTCGGCCTGGCGGGCCTCCTGGCGATCAATGCGATCCTGCTGGATGCCGAACTTCCACGCATCGACAACGCCGTTGTTAAGGCCCTGGAGGATTGCTCCGGCGTTGTATGCGCTCATGCGACACCCCATTCCTTCTTGTACTGCTCGGCCTCGCTCACGAGGTCTTCTTGCGTCGTGCCGGTGCCCACCTTTTTCTTCGGCGGAGTGACAGCGGCATCCGCAGCGGGAGTTGTATCAACGGCAGGCGTGGCGTCCGGCGCCGTGTCGGCCACAGCGTTTGCGCCGCTCGCGCTCTCCACGGGCGTCACCTTCGCGTCACTCACTGGAGCAAGATCGCCAGGAGCTCTGGCATCCATCTTCTTGGCGGCTTTGCCAAGCATGTAACCCTGCGCAACACCGGAGCCGAGGCCCGCCAAAAACATTCCAGCTTTCATTGTTTAGCTCACTTTCTTCATGCGAAGGCCAAGGGCCCCATAATTGACGGCCTTGAAGCCGCTGTCCGTCTCAACCACCGCCTCGGGGTACTTCTTCTCAACCTCGTCGGCCATGACGCCCTGGTAGCGACTGTCGCTCTTGTCGCCCTTGTAATCGAACTCGTAGATGTTGAGGCCAGTCTCTTCGTCCTTGCCGACGCGCTCAACATCCTCTTTGAGGCGCGGGTCTGACATGAAGGCCAGCATGCCAAGCGTGCCAACGGCCTGGCCAAGGCCAGCGCTTGCGGATGCGTCTGCCGCCTGACCGGCTTGGTATGCGTTGTTCTGCTGGTTCCAGGCGTTGCCGTAGCCCTGGGCGCTCTGCCCTGCAATGTTTGATGCCATGCCGAGGCCAGCATTCATGCCTGCTGCACCCTGGTTGGCGAGCTGCAGACCCATGCCGCCAAAGCCTGCGCCCTGCCCGGTGGCCGACATACCCATGGCCGGGTAACCCGCCAGCGCGTTGGTTGCACGATCGGTCAGTGCGTAGCCTTCTTTCCGGGCGGCCTCGCGCGCATTGTTTGCGGCGCCAGCCTGCATCGAGGCAGCAGCAACGGAGTTCGCGTTGGCAGCAGAGGCAAACTTCCCGCTGTTGGGGTTTACGCCCATGCGGGTCATGTTCCGCTGCATCTGCTGCGTCTGATTGCTCGTCGCGGCATTGACGTCAGCAACGGCGCGACCAGCCAACTGCTCGCCGCGCGCACCCTCGTTGAAGGACTTCGCGTCATTGATGAGCTGGTCCTGCATCTCACCCAGGCTCCCCCTGCGGTCGAGCATCCAGGCGCGGTCCTCTTGGGACTGCTGGTATGCAGTCTTGGAGGCATCAAGCCCAAACTCCATCTGCGCCTTCTGCAGCGGCAGCATGGCCTCGGAGTTTTCGACGATCCTTTTCATGAGATCATCCTGCACGCCCAAGGACTTGATTTGCGCTTCGATCAGTCGCGGGTCTGGAGCCGGAGCCCCGCTTGATTTGTCGCCCATGGCTTCACCTTAAAAAACGGCACTCATCGCGCCACATCACGTAGGCAAACACGTCGCCACCATCTCTGGCGGCGCCTTGCAAAACTGCCTCTTTCTTGAACCCGAGGTGCTCGTCAAAGCGCCTGGCCTGCTCGTTGCTCGCCTCAACCCAGCCGCTGACCCGCTTGCATCCAAGCTGCAGGAATGGGTATGCGAAGCAGGTCTTGAGGTACTTCCTGTTGAGCCACTGGCCGCCAGGCTCGGCAGCCACATGCATCCAGATGTTGTGGCCAGTGAAGCCTTCGTACATCACGCCCGCGATCAGGTTGCCATCCCTCTCAAGCCCAATCCCCTGCATACCTTCGCGACGGGGAGCTCCGGCCAGGCTGTTGACAAACTGCCAGACCTTTTCCGAGTCGAAGATGATGGATGTTGACATTTCTCGGCGCAAGAAAACTACAGGCAACATTTTAGTTGCCCGTGTGGCGCAGCGGGAGAAATGTTGCCCGGGCTTACTGTAGGCGAGCGACGATCTCGTTGAGCCGCTCGATCACCTGATCAAGCGTGGCATCCGCTGGTAGCGGCTCGAGCTTCTGTACGTTGCGTGCCTGGCCTGTGATGGCATCCAGGTTTTGCTTGATGGCAGAGAGCGCCCGGTCGAGGTCGGTCTTGCCAGTGAGGACGGATGGAATGGCGGACTTCGTCATGGCTGCTGGGCAAGCTCTGCCGTGGATTCAGCAATGGCCACCGAGTACGCCGAGATGGATGCGTTCAGGCCGACGTTGAAGACCTCGGACCTGTAGCCAGCCGGAAGCCTAAAAGGCGTGCTCGACACCACCTGCTTAGTAAAGACTGGCTCGCCATCTTTAAATAGCGTGAACTGCACCTTACGCGGCGCGTCCTGAATCACCGGGATGATGTTCGATCCATGCAGCTCAAACGCCAGCAGCTCGTGACCATTCATGTGGCCGGCAACTGCATCGGCACCCTGCGCAATCAGCGCGGCGTTTGCATCAATCTGCGTGGTGTCCGGCGGGACGATTTGACCGAAGTCGGCATGCACCTGGGCCACAGCGAAGTTGGTGGGCCTTGGCAGTTGGATCGTCGCACTGACCCAGTCGCTCTCGTAGCGCTGGCCAGCATTCGAGTCCCACTGGTACAGGCTCTTCCCTTTGGCGAGGTAGAGCTTCCCGTCCGTCTCGTTTCTGTAGAGTGCGTCCGCCCGCTCGTCAACAAAGGTGACGCCATCGGGCTCGCTGATGTCAAGCACCCACATTTTCCCAGGGATGAGCGCGTCAGTCTGGAAGTAGGCGTAGTACTTTCCATCGTGGAATACAGCATCAAACGACGATGGCGCGAGCTCGGACCACTCTTCCTCTCGGTAGAGCTGTTTGGTGAGCCTCTCGACTCGGCCCGGCGCCACAACCCACAGGCCATCAAAGCTGGGGTACAGGCAGCCACCGCCAACGTTCGCGACGCCTCGCTTGCTGACGCACGGTGCGTACGTCTCAACGACGGACGGCGACATGGCCTCCGGGTCGGACCCAGTGAACAGGATGGGGAATGAGTCGGTCAGCACGATCACCGAGTTCCCTGCCGGCACAGCTGCAACACCGCGACCGCTGAAAGAGTACCGGTTGCCCATGGGCCACGAGTACGGCATGTACGGGTCGCTGAAGCACAGCTCGTTGTCCGCCAGGCCAGCGAGACAGCCGTTCGGGAGGGCAATCAGGCTCGTCAGGTTCTTGGGCGGCGGCAGCGTGTCGATTGTCGGCAGCAGCTCACCAAGCTGGGTGCCGAGCTTGGTGTCGGAGTAAGTTGTCTGCGCAACAGGGATCTCATCAACAAACAGGAATTGCCCTGCCGTGCCGGCGCTGCGGTAGATCCGCTTCGTCATGCCAGTGGTGTTGTGCGGCGCGTTGCGCGTCCAGCTGCCGCCACTGGTGTACGTCTGAGCCGTCAGGAGCAACACCTCGATGTAGTTGCTCGTCTGGTTGACCTCCAGGATGCGGTGAGACCCATTGAGGTCCGTCATGCCGGATACGCCTGAGATCGTGATCGTGTCGTACTGGGACAGGCCAAAAACCGTGTTGAGCGTCACCCTCACCCTGCCGCTGATGAGTGATGTTGCAGCCGTGATGGTCCCGGAGTTCGGTGGCGCCGTCTGCAGGGCGCTGAGGCTCCACGAGCCATCGGTCTTGCCAGTGACCACCTCGGCGGGCGACGGGCCAGACTCTTCGCCAAGCGCCGTCACGAACGTGTAGGCATAGCCCCTGGTCTCGTTGCCGCCAACGCCGCCGGTGGCGCTCACGGTCGGCTTCGTCGTCGGACTCGGCACACCCAGGACATACCATGCGCTCGGGTACGGAGCGGACTGAATCGCGGTCGCGTAGGTGCCCATCCTTGGCTCAAAAGATTCCGAGGAGAAGTAGAACTTCCCGTCGGTATCGTTTGCCAATGGAGACAAGACCATGTCGACATCGACACCCCATGTCAGCCAGTTGTCGACCTGCTGACCATCCGGGAAGTGCCGATACCTCGAGAACTTCTTGATGTTCGCGTTGCTCGTGAACACGATGCCAAGGCCATACAGCGGATCAAGGCGGCCGGACGTGATCTTGCAGTTCATGGCCTGGGTGGCCTGATTGGGCTGCAGCAGCCGATCACTTATGCGCGGCACCTCGCCGCGAAAGGCCTTGAAGTTGATGGCTACCATGGTCAGTCCTTGGCGTAGGCGGCAGGCAGCTGGCGTCGCTGCATCTCCGACATATACGATTCATAGCAGTGGTTGTCGTCATAGCCAAGCGTGAGAACGATGGCCAGCACGTCAATCACTGGGCGAGTGATCCGCCCGAAAATCCGGCCCTTCTGCTCCGTGCGCCAGGCGCGTGCGGACAGCGTCTCATCGGCGTGGCCAAGCAACAAAACGTTGGCCAGCTGGTCGATTGCGATCAGAAGTTGCCAGAGAAAGTTCTTCATGGTGCGGGGATCAGGTCGAACTCGCGCTGCATTTGGCGACGCAGCCCGCTCGCACTCAGGAGGTATCGCTCCTGGTGGAACCTGGCTGCCTCAGGGGAATACATCACCTTGTCGATGGCGGCGATCAGACGGCGCTTGGCGGCATCCGGTGCATCCGCATGGATGAAGAACCCGGTCCATGAGAACTCCTCCACGCCCAGGTCTCGCAGGTCTGCGACGACGCGCAGCATGCCATTGGCTACGAAGCCAGCGGTCGCGCTGTTGCCCTTGGCGCCGATGGTGTAGTCGATGATGCCGACGGCCAGCTCAGTGGCCAGCTGCGCGCTCTGCTTGTAGTTGACGACAGTGGTCTTTGCGCCAGTGATGGCATCCAGCAGCTCCATCGACGTCTGGGTGGACGGGTGCGAGCTTCCGCCGTTGAGCGCGCCCTTCTTGCGCTGTAGCTTGGCCAGGTCTGCCGCCGTCTTCACCGGAGATGCGGATGGCACCAGGATCTGCTGGCGCGCGTACGACAGGCCGTGCAGGGGCTCGAAGGCGACCATGGGGTCGAAGTCGCTGGGCGCCATGACCTTCGCCACGTAGGGCACCTGGGTGCCGCCGATGAGAAGCGCGTTGCCGTCGTGCGGCATCTGCTGGTAGGCACGCATGCCAACCAGACCCATGGCACCAGGAGCGTTCTGCACGACAACCGGCCTGCCAAGCTCCCTCTCCAACAGCGGCGCGAAGTAGCGCGCAGCGGTATCGCTAAGCGAGCCAGGCCCAGACGTCGTCACCAGTGTCAGTGGCGAGGCCAGCGCAGTTGAGATGGTCAGAAGCAGAACAGCAAGAGCGCGAAAGATCACAGAAGGTTTTCCAGTTGGTTGAACTTGTTGGCGAGCTCATCGGCTGTGCCGACGCCACTCACGCGGTTGAAGTAGGCCTGACCCATCTTGCGACGAGGCAGCAGGCCAATGCGGCGCAGCTCTGGCTCGAGCGATGCGGGCACAGGCTTGTCCCAGTAGCCACGGGTCTCGAACACCGGGTCTTCGCCCTCGGGGATCTGTAGGCCAAGCATGTGCGCAAGAGCTCGGTCCATGTAGTCGCCCATGGCGGCCAGGCCCTCGGTATGCACGAAAGCTGGGCGCGGGTTCCAGTCGATGACGCGCCACTCATCCTCGTACCAAAGAAACTGCACATTATGGATGCCGCCACGAATACCAAGGCGTTCACAGGCATCAGCAAGCGCATCTAGCGCCCAGGCCGCATCTTCCGCGCTCGCCATCTGCGTGTTGCCAGGCTGCTTCGCATCCAGGTGTGTCAGGCGCATGACGGCAAACGGGCGCACAGAGCCATCCGGCCCAACAGAGAAGCTCACGTCAAGGTCGATCTGCGGGAAGCCCAGGTGAGGCTGAGCAACCCATCCGTCATTAGGTCGAGCAGAATTGTTTGCCTTGACAAACATTCCAGCTGGAGCGCTCTCCGGCGAGTCAACCCGAATGGTCTGCAGCGTGGCTAGGCCGGTCTCATGCAGGCGGTCGCGGCGGAGCACGGTCTCGAGCGCGTCGAGCGACATGAAGCGCGGATGACCAGCCACGGCGTAGGCCCCGGCATCGGACAGCGAAAGGACTGCATCAGACGGATTGGCAAGCACGACAGATGCGCCGAGGCGCCGAATGCTCGGCAGGTAGCTACTGAGCATCACGCCGTCACGCGGCGGAACCCTGAGCTTTACTGCGGCCATGCGACTGCCTGCACTTCCTCGACCGTGGTGGCCGCCTGAACCTGTTCAGAAAGCTGGCGCTCCAGGCTGAATGCGCCCTGGACGTGGACAGCCACCGCCTGAGCGATAGGGGTCAGCTCTGCCAGGGTGACCTGGACCCACTGCCCGCCATCAGCCTTCCAGTCGATGTACGGGACAAGGCCGTCCTTCAGGGTTGAGTAGGCGCCGCTGATGGTGCCCTGGCTCTCGCGGTCCGTCTTGATGCGAACGCCGCCAACCAGGACGCCGGATGTCTCATGGCGCCAACGGGCCTCGGCGAGCTCATCCAGCTTGCGAGCCTTCACGGCGGAGAGGCTCATATCCACCGAAGGAGGAATGATTGCGCCAGTGGCACCCACCTCAACATCGGTAACCTCCATCTCCCGCTCAAGCCAGAGGGCTACCGGGGAGAACATCTGAACGATGGACTCCAGAGACTCTCCGACGTACGGCATGCGTGCGCCAATGTGCATCGTCTCCCGGCCCTCGGACCTGTAGACGATCTCCATGGCCTTGGCGGCCGGATTGACGTTGATGATTTCGTAGGTGTACTGAATGTTGCTCATGTGTTGATTGCTCCGAGACGAGTGCCTGTGTTCACCCAGGTGATGTTTGCGTTACCAGCGACGGCCGCACCGGCGGCACCAGCGCCGCCCCCGGCATGGGTTGATCCTCCGTCAACGCCTGCCGCACCTGCCGCGCCAGCAGTACCCCAGTTGCCGCCCGCGCCACCGTTACCGCCTTGAGGCGTGGGAGCGCCAGTACCGCCGGCACCTGCTGCAGTCAGGGTTCCGTTATATCCGTTGTTTGTAGTGCCAAGGTTGGAGCCATACCAGCGTCTATATGCGCCGAAGCCGCCAGCAGAGTTGGTGTTCCCTGACCGACCGCCGCCACCACCAGCACCTGATGCCGAGGTGTAGTTGGTCGTCTTACCATCCGATGCGAAGTAAGCCTTACCACCACCACCGCCGCCGCCACCACCACCACCAGCAATGGTATTGGTGTTGTTGATTGTGGCCGGGGATGCCACAGACAGCGCAACACCGCCAGCGCCACCAGCATTGGCAGCAAGAGACCACCAATCGCCGCCGCCACCACCGCCTGCACCGCCCATGCCGATGATGTAGCCGTTGTTCGTCAGGCTCACGCCGCCAGGAAAAGACCCGCTGATTGTCAGCGCCGGTGTGCCTGTTGCGCTTGAGGTGACGTAGATGCCGTTATTGATCGTGGCGATCAGTGGCGCGTTGCCATCCCATCCAGCCGCCAGCGCGGCGGCGCGCAGGTCAAGGTTGGTTTGGTTGGTGGTGATCGCAAAGATGAACTGGTTTGCCGCACCGTAGAACTGACTCAGACTGATGGGGCCAGAGGTTGGGACGTTGGGCGCACCTGCGCCGACGATGCCGCCGTTGCGGTACAGCTGACTCAGGCTTCGCGGGGTTGTCGCAGCAAAGCCGAACTCAGTGTTGATGTTCCCGATGCTGATCGGTCCAGAGGATTGAAGCGCCATATCAGCGTGCCTCCAACTTCTCCATCCGGGCGGTCAGCTCTTTGACTGCCTCAATCAGCAGACCCACCATGTTGCCGTAGGCAACCGACAGCTTGCCATCCTCGCTGGTGTGAACAACTTCGGGTAGCACCTTCTGCACTTCTTGGGCGACCACACCGGCGTGGCGCTCGCCCGTGTCGATGCGGGTGTAGGTGTAGCCGTTGAGCTGGTTGACCTTGCTCAGTGCGTCTGCGATCTTGGTCAGGTCCGTCTTGAGTCGGATGTCCGAGTAGGCGGTGACGTTTCCTGTCGCGATGAAGTTGCCCGAGTTGTCCAGTGTCGCGCGGTCGGTGCTGTTTGTGCGGAACGCGAAGGCGCCATCGGTCGTGCTTGCGCCACGTCGGAAGTCAATCGTTGCAGTCTCCCCGATGCCGAGATAGAACAGCCCAAGCTTGCCCTGGGAAGTCCCAGCGCTACCAGCAATGCCGTTTGCCGCGCCGATTCTGAAATTCGGATCGCTCAGGCCTGTGGTGAGCAGCGAAGTCACGGTGTTGGCGCCTGTAGTCTGCACATCCAGGGCTGCTGCTGCAGCGCCTGTGCCGCCAGCAACCACACTTCCAGAGAATTTACCGGTTGAGCCATCAACGTTTCCGGCCACGTTGCCGGTCACGTTGCCGGCGACTCCGCCGCTGGCCGTGATTTGGCTTGTGAACGTCTTGGCGCCGTTGATGCTCTGGGCGCCTGTCAGCTGCACAGAGTTGAGACCGTTGGCAATCGAGCCCTCAACGTCGGCTGCAGTTATGCGCAGGCCAACCACCGTGCCCGCAGAAAACGCTCGAGCGGTCGTTCCCTCCTGGCCACGGATGATGTTGCTCATCACGGCGGAGCCTGCGGCGCGCGTGCGAACGTAGATGATTTCGACGTTGCCGACGGCGTCCTGCAGCGTGAGCTTGAACCAGTTGGTCGCCGATGCCGGGACGGATGCGGTGTTGGTGTTTGCAGTCGGAAACAGGTCGGCCTTGCCGGCCTCAACGGTCAACGATGTTGCCGTGTCGGTGATGCCCGATGCGAGAAGAGCTCGAGCATTGTTGGTAAAGAGTTGAGGCATGTCCTGGTCCTTCTGCAGTTAGACCCTAACTAGCTAGACGCGTTAGATTGTAGCCGTCAGGGGAGAATTTTGGAATGTGGTTAAGCTGGCTTTGGGTGCTTGGCTTTTACAGCGTTACAGGCGTCGATGTACGCCTGGACAGCGGCGGAGTCACCCTTGACGACCGCGTCGAGGTAGTCTTCGACGGGTGGGTATTCTTTGCGCCGCATGTATCTGTAGGCCACGGCATCGGCCGCTTTTTGCAGTCTGTCAACCTCCAGCGCCAAGTCTTGTTCGGTTGGCGGCAACCCATCGGACTTCCACTCAAGGCCGGAGTAGTCGTCGCCTCGAAGAACCCACTGCGCACCGGGGCGCAGAGACTGAATGGCGTCGGGTAAAGTAATGCGTCGCATGGTTTTCTCCTACTAGTACAGTGAAGCAAGTTCGTCCACGATGATGTGCGCGTAGTGCTGCAGTCCATTGACTCCTGACATGAGTGAAGCCGTGCCGCTGAGGGCGTTAATTTCGTGGCTGCCGTTAATTACCGCCGTGCCGTCATACGATCTAGCGTACAGGCGAAACTGGAGGCTGAAGTCTGACGCCTGAGCCGGGTCAATCAAGATCATGTTGGTGTAAGTACCGACAGCCCCGCCAGTGTTGTTCATTACGCTGCCGTCATACCCGCAAGAGCCGAGACTTTGGTAGGCTCCGCCAGATATGGAAACTTGCGGCTCCAGATACGCCCCGCCCCAAGAGGTGCTGTCGTTTCGGCATGGGACAACGTAAGTCAGTCGAACCAAAGAACCAGCTTTGAAGCCGACCATCGAAGGGAACTGCAGTGCTAACACCCAGGTGGTTGTAAAGCTCGCTGTATTTGAAATGACTTCGACCAAACTCTGTCGAACGTAGCGCCCACCCGTGGAGAGTTTTTCAACGTCCAGTGCAACAGTGCCGGACTGTGTTCGGACTTCAGAAAGTCGGAGTGCGGATGTCATTGGGCAATCTCCCAAATTGTCATTGAACTGATGCTGCGCATGTCGTTAGAGACTCTGTCGTTGATGTAAGTAGTGTAGACGGTCCCGTTCCAGGAAGAAGATACGCCGACCGAGTACGTGATGGAGGGCGCCCCGTTAACGCTGTCGTAGAACTCTATGTACCTCCCATGAATGTAGTCGGCGTCTATTGGCCCGCCGTCATACGTCGTCAGAATGGACCCGTTAGAGTTGACGTTGGTGTTGTTCACAACCGGGGAGCCGTTGCGCAGGAATCCGACCGTCTCGACGTAGTTGGCCATTCCGTTGACCATGGCAGCCAACCTAATCAAAGAGTTAGACCTCAAAGGGGTGAAGTGGATTTCGAGCCCTGGGATGGCCTGCAAATCCTGAGCAGCAATGGTGTACCGTGTGGCCGGCGTTCGTGCGTGGCGCACCTGGATAACCCGGCCAGGGGCGAGAAATCCTCCAGCCGGAGCAGACAGTGCATTACCAGTTGGCAACGAAACCTGCCCGCCAGAGGCTGTCAACCTAGGCGTCCGCAACGCGCTCACTGGGCCACCTCATAGATGGTCATGCTGCTGATGCTGCGCATGTCGCCGGCGGCTCGGTCGTTGATAAGCAGCGTGCGTATGGTCCCGGCCCAGGATGCGCAAGCGGCGGCGGCGTATGTAATGGGTGAGGTGGACGTGACGGTATCCCAAAACTCGATGTACTGCCCGTACATGTAATCGGTGACATCCTGGCCGTCGTACACAGTAAGGATGGACCCGCTGGAGTTGGTGTTGGTGTTGCTGATAATCGGACTGCCGCCTTTCAAAAAACCGTAAGTGGCCACATGTTGAGAGTTGGCGTTAATCATAGCGGTCAGCAAAACGGCTGAATTTGGCAGCACCGGTGTGAAACTGATTGACAGCTCCGGGATGGCTGAAATGTCTTGCGTGGCGATCGAGTAACGGGTCGCAGAAGTGCGGACCGTCCTGACCTGCAGAATCTGCCCGGGGGCACGAAACGCGCCAACATCGGCAGCCACGATGGAGTTACCGGCTGGAACCCCGATAACCCCGGTGCCGTTTCTGGACGTGAGCGTTGAAACAGCGATCTGGCTCATTGCGCTATCTCCCACAGAGTGATGGAGCTGGAGCCGTATTCAAAGCCGGAGCCTGCAGCGCCGTTCACCACCCGGTTCGTGAAAAGTGTTCTGGCTGCACTGGCATTTACAAACACCTGGTAGGTTAGCAAGGCCGCGCTATTTGGTGAATCAAGCACAGTGAAGTGGCAAACTTCCAACGTGCTATTGCCGTCGTCCGCATAGTGTGTCAGCAGCGAAGGGGCGATGCCGCGTGAGCTTCCCGCTGTGGCCGATCCAGGGTTCTCGCCAATCGACACGCCGTTACGGCGGACACCAAACATGGAGTCCCAGTTCTGCGTCTGACCACTCCACTCCCCGAGCCACCTGACCTGCACAAATATCCGGCTGCCGAGCTTTTTAGGTGTAATGGAGGCCGACAGGTCCGGGATGCTGGTGTAGCCAGCGACGTTGGCAGGAACAGAAACTGCAGTGGGTGTAGTGATGTAAGTTTCCACTACCTGCACCACAGAGCCGGGGGAATACACACTGTCGCCCGGAGACAGTGTGATGATGTTAGTGGCGGCGTCCTGCGCCTGCAATTGGTTGACAGTCAGTAAGCTCATACGATCACCCACTCCCCGTCCACAGTTACCGCAGTACCCGAGGCGATCTCCACCGGACCAACGCTCATCCAGTTTTCACCAGAAGGTATGGTTGTGTTGGTGCTAACAATACTCGCGTTTTTGTAAAACGCCCCGCTGTTGTAGAAACCTGCGGCGACAGTCGGGCTGGAAAACGTCTTGGTTCCAGCGATGGTCTGGTTTCCAGTCAGCGTGACCACGGTGTTGGCGTCCGCCTTACTCGTCGTCAGCGTGGCAACGTCAGAAGTCAGCGTGGCAACGTCAGAAGTCAGCGTGGCAACGTCAGAAGTCAGCGTGGCAGCTTGGGCCAGAAACCCCTGCAGGTCAGCGGCGGTCATCCGAAGCCCGAACGCAGAACCCGCAGCAAACGGTCGTGCGGTGGTGCCTTCCTGGCCGCGTTCGATGGTAAAGATGTTCGAGCCCGCCGCGTGCGCGGTCACTCGCACCACTTCAATGCCGTTTTCGTCCTGAAGCACGCCCCGGAACCAGTCCGGCGCTGCGACCGTCGGGAACAACCCCCCGTCCTGGAGCACCTCGATCTGCGTTGCCGTGCCGTTGACCCCGGTGAACAGCGGCGCACGGGCCGCGTTAGCGAACAACTGCGCCATATCAGCGGTCCTTCACAGTGAACACCAGCTCCGACTGGTCGACACGACCGCCCACGGTCGTCGCGGTGGCCGTGAGTTTGTACTTGACACCGTCCGTGCCGCCAGCCACCCAGAACTTGGCGCTCGTGGGGCTCACGAACACGGTGTTGCAGGTCAGTGTCGGGGTTTCCTCGTCCGCGCTGGTGACCGTAGCGATCACGGTGTTCAGGGTGTCGCTCACCGGCGCGAGCCACTCCGCGTAGTCGATGTCGTAGTCTTTCAGCTCGGCTGGTTGCTTTTCGTAGCGTTCGAGAATCATGGTTCACCTCACTCGTGTTCTGCGTAGCGGGATTCCTCGCCGCGTTCGCTGGTTCTGTCTTCTGCTGGGCGAATGACGCCTCGCAGGTCTTGGGGCCTCACGGTCGTGGTCATCTCCTGCGGCCTCACGGTCTGTCGCATCTCCACAGGGCGCAGGGTTCCTCGCAGCTCCATCGGGCGCATCACGTAGTCCTCGGCCCGTGGCAGCGAGCTGAAGAACGGGCGGCTGCTGTAACCCTCCAGCGTGTACGCAGCTCCGTCGGCGTACAGCGTGACGATCTTCCTGATTGCCGCGTCAATGCCCGCGACGTCGAACGTGACCGGGAACGGGCGCATGACGTGCTGCCAGGAGAACCCGATGTCGTAGGGCTGGGCGCTGTACCCCACAGGTTCGGCAAGGAACCGGCGGGCGGTGCGCAGCCCGGTGGAATACCCCGTCACGGCAAGGCTGCCGCCGTCGGCTATGAACAGCTTGGTCTTGCGGAAAAACGCTTCGTAGGTTGCCAGTGCGAAGCCGCCCGCATCCGTGCTGATGTGGAACTGCCGCAGCAGCTTGGCTTCGTTGGTGGTGTACCCGGGGTCGATGTAGTCCGGGTCAAAGTAGCTGCCGAGGCCGTACCGGCCCGTACCGGCCCGCAGTCGCAGGGTACTCAGCAACGACGCCGCCTGCCCGCTGACCAGGAGGCTGCGCACCAGCGGGCGCAAGAACCGCTGGAACTTGAAGTTCATCCCGACACCGGTCACCGCATACGACCGCACGTCGGCGCGGAGGTGCCTGTTGCGCAGTATTTTGGCGGGCTGACCCGCGTGCGCAAACGCCCGGACGTCGGCCACCAAGCGGCGAGCTGTGCGGAGGTTGGCGGGCCGCCCCACTTCCGAGAAAGCCGCGAAGCTGGCCTTGAGGTTGTAGGTGCGCCGGAACGCGTTGGGTTGACCGGCCGCCGTGTAAGTGCCGACGACGGAGTTGACGGTGCGCCCATACAGCACCTTGGCGTCCTGACCGGTCAGGTTGAACGCACCAACCTCGGTTTCAATGAACCTTTCCGGGATCGGCTCGCCGAGGATTTCGTACCACAGCAGCTCAGCGCCGTTGACTTCCGGCCGCTGCTTCGCAGGCTTCATGTCGAGAATGGTCTCGACATCCACCAAAGCCGCAGAGAAAGCTGCAGAGTTCGCCTTGAGTACGTAGCGGAACTGGATAGGGTCTGCGCCCAACTCCAGCAGCGCGAGTTCGCCAAGCGCGGGCTCGACACGGGGGTCGGGGGTGTTGAACTCCGGTATCAGTGTGGCTTCGGACAGCGTGAGCAGGTAGCTGCTGCTGGCGGCCGCGAGGTGCCTTTGAACCGACAGCGCCGCCGGGCGCAGAGACACCGATACGGCCAAAGCGTCGGCCGTAAGACGGTAGCGCCGTATCGCACGAAGCCCGACTTCACGACCAACGGCCGCCACGGAGGCCGTGTCAGTGTTGAGTTCGACCGTACGACGAACGGTCGCCGACTGCCCGGCAGTTGCGTACGCTATCGCATCCGCTTTCAGGGAGGCAGTCCTGGTCACGCCTGCGGGCTGAGCAGCGACGCTGAACGCGGCGGGCGAGCAGGTGAGTCGGAAGACCTTATTCAGAGCGGCGGGCTGGCCCGTGGTGCCAAAAGCCGAAGTCTCCGCCACCAGCCGACGCGTCGAGCGCAGGTTGGCCGCCTGGCCCGTGACGACAGACGCGGCCGCATCGGCCAACAGTCTGCGAGCGGTCCTGACCCCGGCGGGCTGGTTGGTTGCCACGAACTCACCAGTCGCCGCAGGAAACGCGAACCCTTTGGCAAACCCGACGGGTTGCCCAGACAACAGAGCTGTGCCGGATTCGGCTGTCAGAGGGGTGTATGTTCTGCGCAGGTTGGCGTTTGCACCAGCCACGGTGAAAGAGGCGGTCTCAGCCGGCAGGGTGAGTTGCTGCAGCTCCACGAAAGGTTGTAGGGCCAGCGTGATGTGCGCCCCCACCGTCGAGGTGGTCAGCGCCACCGTGCCGCCCGTCACCGAGCCTGCCGTGGCCTTCAGGCCATCGGCCAGCGAGAAGCCACCCCCGTTGCCCGCGTTGGTGTTGTTGTCCAGCCGCTCAACCAGGCCGGTCAGGTTCGACCCGCTGCGCGTGCCGGCAATCGCCGTGCTGTTGCTGTCGGGCAGCGCGTGCGCCTCGGCCAGCAGCACCAGGCAGTTGTCCTTGGTCGTGGTGATGCCAGGGAACGTCGCCGTCGTGCTGGCCGTGCTCTTGACGCTGCCGGCGCTCGCGTTGAACGGATTGACCGGGTCAACGCCTCGATAGCAGATGATCTGCGCAATCTGGTGATCGCCCGAGTCCGCGATCGATGGGTTTGTCTCCGACCCATCCACGAAGCGGTAGAACAGGCTGATGCGCGTGGCGGTCGTTGCCGCCGCAGTACCTACACCTTGAGGGGTTCCAGCAACGATCGACCAGCCAGTCGGCGTGGTGACTGCCTGGTTGGCGGTCTCAACCAGCAACAGCAGCAGGTCATCGTTTGCCCGCGTAGTCGGCAGGGAGACTGTGAGCGCTGCAGCACCAGCTGCCGCCGCGCCCCCAGAGATGTACTGAATTGCCACGATCAGGCCCCAAAGAAGTTGGGAGCCTTGTTGAGCGTGGTCGCCTTGTCGGCCTGGTAGTGAAGGTCAAGACACAGACCGAAAACGTCTGCGTCCAGTGTGTCATTCGGGTGTGCTCCGTCTCGGAAGCAGCGGGCCATGATCAGGGTGTCCGGCTCGATGTTGAGCAGGGCTCCGTCGATTGCGTTGGCTTCGCTCACCTCGGCCACGTAGTGCATGTAGCTCACGCCCAGGCTGGACTGCTCGACGTACACCGTGAACGGCGCGCCGAAGGCCTCCTGCTGGTGGCCACGGGCCACGGTGATCTCGAAGCCCCAGCGCACCGTACCCAGCGCATTGCCGACGACAGACCAATGCACATGCGGGTACAGCTTGGTGCCCAGCGCATAGTCGTGGTCGACGTGCCACACGGCGCTCGCCTCGGTCATCTGGCCAGCGAAGAACGTGTACCGCTTGATGTTCCCTCGGAACACGTTCAGCACAGGCGAGTTCGGGTTGCCGGCCTCGACGTCGAACGGCACGATGTTGTCGCGCCAACCAAGGCGTGTGCGTGCATCGAGCTCGCCGAAGTTCTCATCCCCCTCAGAGATCGTGAGGGGGCGGCCTACATCTGAGTACTTGATGATGGGCACGCAGCACCTATTAGGTGATGGTCAGCACGCCGTTGGTGCCATCGAAGTCGATGGTCAGCGATTCGTCGGTGTTGAGCGTGATGCTCTGGCCGTAGTCGTACCAGCCGATCAGCGGGTCCACGGGCGAGGTCGGCGTGTCGTTGTAGAGCACGACGTAACGGAAGGGGCCCACGGCGCCGGTGGCGGTGAACACCTCGTCGTTGATGGTCAGCTTCGCCACACCCCCCGTGGTGGTCAGCGACACGCCATCCAGCGTCACGCCACCCGCAACGTAGCCACCACTGGCCGCGATCTGCGTGATGTTGGACAGCGTCTGGTTGGTGTCGACCGGAGCGGTGTTGGTGAAGGCCGCCTTGAGGGTGTGCGTCGTGAAGTTATGCACCCCAGCGGCCAGGTCGCGGGTAAAGATTTGGAACTTGTTGAAGGCTGCCATGCTAGTTTCCTATCAGGTCTGAGGTGCCACCGTTGCGGTGGATTGGAGTTGCGACCCGACGGCCGCGTTGAAGAGTCCCAGGTAGCCAGCGGCCAACTGAGAATTTCCGCCGAACTCGGCGTCCTTTGAGTAGGCCTTGTGCAGAACGTAGTTCAGCAGGGCCGACTCCCACATGTCATCCAGATCGATGCTCCCCGTCACGCTGCTTGCGGCCTGGCCGCTGGGGATCGGTACGTCGACCGGATAGAGGGAGTAGGTGACGTCGACCTTCGTGCCAGCGATGGCGGGCGGGTAGACGCGGAAAACTTTGGGCTCACGCAGGTCGTGCATGAAATGCACAATCTCGCTCGCCTGGGCCTTGCTGCGCCACTCGGGCAGCACTGCATCCAGCTGGACGACGTCGATCTTGGTGATGCGACGCATGCGGCCAGTGGAGTTGTTGGGCACATCCATCAGCGCCATCGCGGCGGCGGGGATGATCTGCTTGACGCCTGCGGCCAGCGCGAATTCTGTGGTCTCGCACTTCTGGTCGGGCCGATCGATGATGATCTGGCGCTGACCCATGTTGAGGTAGGCCACTAGCTCATGCGCTGGCCAGCGAGTGCCATCCTCGTCTTGCAGCGCGGTGTGCGCCTTCTTGATGATGTCCTGGGCTGCGACCATCGGTTATCTCCTGACGTGGAAAGGTCTCGGGGCAGCCTGAAGGGAGCCCTCCACGTTCTCGTGCAAGCTCTCGATGCGGGCATTCACCAGCACCTCGTTGAACCGCTGCATGTAGATCACAGCCATTTGCGGGTTGGACCAGGTTATGCCTGGGCCCGCCGTCGCCATCAGCTTGGCTTTGGTGCCGGAGGCGATGCCGTCGATGTACCGGTGGAACAGGAAGTCAGGCAGGTTCGTTGCCGCCATGCTCGGGGCATAGACGGCACGGACCTTCAGCTTGGAGCCAGTGGTGCTTGGCGTCGGGAACAGCCGGACTTGCGAACGGTCTGCGGCCGCGTTGTAGTAGACCGGCGTGCCGCCACTCTTCGACATGTGGTTGACTTCGCGGATCGGCTGGAACGTGATGGCACGATCGTCGACCCACACCTCGCGCACGCGCAGCATGATGCCCTCGCTCGGGCGCTCGATGTCGTAGTCCGCCACACCAGCCTTGATGGTCTGTGGGTCTTGGATCTCGTCCCACACACCAGACTGGTCGCAGAAGTCGTAGGCCGTCTGCAGCAAGGCCTGGTCAAGCAAGGGCTCAGGGCAGCCGACAACCTCCGGCATGATGAACCGATGGAATTCTCTGAGTTTCACGTCAGGCCGCCCTGGCTATCAGTTGTGAACGGTGAATGCGAAGCGCGGCACTTCGATGGCTTCGCCACCTTCGTACTGCGTGGTCACGGCGTTCTTCAGCACCTCGACCACTTCGACGGGCACGTCCACCGGCTTGCCGCGCTTGATGCGGAATGCGTAGCCGTTGACGAACACATCGACGTCGTCACGGCCAGCGGCGCCTTCGCCCTGGTGAATCGTGATGCTCTTGCGCGTGTCGCTGATGCCGGCCTCTTTGGCTGCGGCGCTCTTGTTGCCACCCTTGGCTGCGGTCGTCTTCGCGGCTTGAGTGGTTGCGGGTGCGGTGCCGGTGTTTTCGGCGCCGTCATCCAGGGTCGTGACTTTGGAGTCGCTCATTGCTATGTCCTCACAGGAAGCACTTGGGATTGCGCACCCAAGAAATGCGAAAGGGGCCACCCGAAGGCAGCCCCTTTACTCACAGACCCATTACTGGGTCATGCCCGATCAGGCGGTTGCAGCCACCTCGCCGCGAACCATCCAGGCGTCGTTCAGGATGACGCAGGTCTGCATGGCCTTCCAGCCGACGTGACCACGCTGAGCCAGCGGGTCGCTGTCGGACGGCTTGGGGTTCACCACCATGGGCGTCAGAGCAAACATGCCCTTCAGCGCCACGATCGCGTAGGCGTCACGCGCCACGAACAGCACCGGGTACACGTCGGCGTTGGTGCCGGTCGTGGACAGCATGGTGCCCTTCGCGCCACCAGCATCGGCCCAGGGCTCGAAGATGGTGGAACTGACGTAACGCACGTCCTCGCACTTGCCCAGCTCGTTTTCCCAGGGGGTCATCGAGCCGTACTTTTCGGCGGGGACGAAGCCGGTCAGGCCGCGCACATCGGCTTCCAGGTCCGGGTGGATCAGCGCCACGAAGCCAGGGGCCACGTTCTCGGTGCCGAAGCTCGGGGTGGAGCGGATCACGCTGGTGATGAAGCGGGCGTTCTGGCGCTTCAGGGCGCGCACAGCACGACGCTGCAGGGTGATGGTGATCGGAGTGTTCACCGCGTTGCGAGCAGCACCGTTGGCGTACAGCACGTTGGTGCCAGCCTTCAGCACGCCGAAGCGCATCTTCTCGATCATCTGCGCAGCCTGTTCACCCAGCAGAGCCACAGCCTCGTTCAGAGTCTGGTCTTCGTGGGTGTCCAGGATCACGTCGGTGATCGTCACCTTGTCGCCGTACTGGGTCAGGGTGGCCGTAACGTCGGTCACGGTCAGGCTCTGGCCAGCAGGGGTCACGCCTTCGGTCAGGGCCTGGGGCGTGTTGGGCAGCGCGTTGTAGCGACGGAACTTCATCACCTTGGTGGAGTTCTCGGGCAGGGGCTTAGCCTGACCGAACTTCTCGAGCACCAGGAACGGGAGGCCGCGCTTCAGCAGTTCTTTTTCTGCGTACGCGGCGGTACGGGGCGAAATATCGCCGTAGGTCGTTGCCATATCAATGTTTCCTTTCGTAATGGCAGTTGGTTGCTGTTTTCACAGCCATCGGAAAGAAGCTTCTGACATCGCTTTGCCGTGTGCAGACACATGTGAACCATGCTGGGGCCCGTGAGGGGTGTCCCGGTTCGCGTCGTGCGCGACTGCTTAGTCGTGCTCCAGTTGCTTGGTGATTGGTATCCGGCGCACCTAGCAACGCCGGCTGTGAGGCAGATGGGCTGCCTTAGCAGATTCGGTTAGAACTGACTCCAGGCGTCCTCGTAACCGTCAGCTTTCACCGGGGTCTCGGGCAGACGCAGGCCAGCGGAGCGCACGCCTTCAGCCGCATCGAGTGCGGGGTCGGGCTCGTTCTGCGCAGGCTTGAGGCCTTCCTTGTACTTGTTCAGCATCTTCACGATCTCGCGCGCCGTGCCAGCCTGGGTGATGCGATCACCATCAGGGTAGTTCTTGGCGAACTCGGCGAACTCGGGGCTCGAGGCCAGGTCGTTGAAGTCGGGGTGCGCGTCGGCGATGGTCTCGAAGTGACTGCGTGCGCGGTCGTCGGTGATGGAGGCGATCAAGCCATCCACCGACCGCTCCACCTTGCCGATCGCGTTTTTCGCGGCGCCTTCAGCCTGGGACACGGCGATGACCTGGATCATCTTCACGAACTCGGGGCCGAAGTCCTCGGCCAGGATTTCCATGGCCTGCTGGGGAGTGAGCTCGCCACTCTCGACGCGCTCGGCCACTTCCTCGACGGCTTCAGCGCCCTCGGTGTTGCCTTCAGCCTCGAGCTGCTCTGCAGCCTGCTGCATGGCATCCTCATTGGGGGCACCATCACCAGCCTCGGCAGAGGTCTTGCCCTTGCCTTCCATCATAGCCTTGAGCTCAGCTTCGCGGCGGGCCAGCTCTTCCTCGCGGGCACGCAGTCGGCCTTCCCAGCTCTTCTGGCGCTGGATCTCCTTAGGATCAGTCGGCTGATCTTGTTCTTCGTCGGCAGTGGTAGTGGTTGCGTCTGCAACCTTTTGTTCAGCTGCGCGATCGATCTCGCCCTCGTCCACCACGGCCACAGCCAGGGTTTCGGAGTCACCAGCCGGGGCGTCAGCGGCATTGTCTGCAGCTGCGCCATCAGCAGAGGCGGCAATCTCTTCCTTGGGATCGAGGCCGAAAGAATCGTCCTCAGTGGTCGTGGGCGCCATCTCTTCGCCAAACGCAGCAGCGTATGCAGCTTCGTCTTCGCGGCGTTGCTCTTCAGTGATCATGTTTGCGGTCCTTTCACCGGCTTCGTTGTTGCCGGCGCGAACCGGCCTTGAACTGTCCCTTGCCCCTGCCGCCAACACCTGGTTTGCAGCTCGAGGCCCGGGGGTCTCGGTCAGAGAATCTTGCAGTCGATGAACGCTTCGGACATGACGGAGCGGCGCAAGGCTGAAACCTGGCGCAGCGCGGTCTGAAGCGGGATTAGTTGGTCTACGGTGACGTTCTCGAGGTCGGTCTTGTATTGCGACTCGAGTGCGTCGAGCAGTCGGATGAGTGACTTCACAGGCTCGGTGCCCGCGTAGGCCCTCAACTCAACCAAAGCATCGGCGGCCTTGCCAGCGTTGATGTCGAGGACTTGATTCATTCTCCAAGCTCCGGCGTCTCGATACCTGATCTAACACCGCTCATCCCAGTCTGAGCTTGAAGCTGTTGGGGTTGCGGTGCAATTTTATCCACATTTTGTTGCAGTGGTGCAACTTCTTGTCCTTGTGCGCCCATGACCTGCACATCCTGGCCAAGAATCTGTGCTATGGAGGGCGTCGGAGTGGCATCCTTGAAGCCCGCGCTGCGCAGCAATTCGTCTCCAGCCGGAGCAATCATGGGCTGCGTGACAGCCACGCCAGCAGCCTGCAGCGCGGCGTAGATGCCCTCGACCTTGGTGCTCACGGCCTTGGCCACGATGAGGTCGATGTTGGCCAGCACCTCGCCCGCCTTGACCTCGCGCAGCTTGGCTTCTGCCGCAGCGGCCCGGGCCTTGCCCTCGAGCTCTGCCAGCTGGGCCATCTGTGTACGCATGGCCAGCTCTTGCTGCTGCTTCGCCTGCTCGCTCTGCATCTCGGCCTGCACCTCCTCCTCGCTCCTGACCACGTCGGACAGCTCGTTGGCTTCGGCGCGCAGCAGGTTGAGGCGGTGGCGGTTGATGAAGGGCGCATCCAGCGGGTTGGCCGTCAGGGCGCCGAACTCGTTGAGCTGGCGTGCCCGCACTTCCTTGGCGATCAGGGAGGCCGTGCCGCGCGCCTTCACATCGAAGTCGCCCTTGATGTTGTCGTCGCGGTTGAACTGCATGTTCCAGCGGTACAGGCCGGTCACGAACGGGCGGGTGATGCCCTCATCCCAGTTGGTGATCAAGTCCTTGATGACGATGTTCACCGCACCCATCAGCATGGACAGGCCGGAGCTGGTGCCCGCAGCGCCCTGGGTGGCGTTCTCGCCTGTCATGTAGCGCGGGATGGCGCTCACCTCGTCGGCGTTGTTCTCGAACAGGTTGTGCAGAGGCATCAACGTGTTCAGGCCGTTGGGCAACTGGATGGCGCTGACAGCAGGCGAGCCCGGGTTGGTCTGGTTTCGCAGCCAGATCTTGTGCGGGAAGATCTCGTCGTGCTTGGTCAGCGGGTGCAGCAGGTGCGGGTTGACCTCATACATGCCGCCAGCCGTCATGGCCGCGTTGTCCAGCATCATGCGAATGCCAGCGTTCAGCATCGTCTGGTCGTCGCGCATGATCATCGGCAGGCCCTCGCCAAAGATCGAGGTCTCGTCCTTGTCGAAGTAGTACAGGTGGTACGGCCAGGTCACGCCGTTGATGGGCTGCAGGGCGGCCTTGATCACCGTGCCATCAGGCAGGAGCCACACGTTCGAGAAGAAGCTCTCGTGCATGCGGTCATCGGGGATGTTGACGCCCACCTCCTTGAGCTGCTCGCCGTTGAGGTAGCCCCAGCGCTCGAACACCTCGTATTGCTGGCCGGTCTTGCCCTGGTTGGCTGTGCGGTCGCCGATGACCTTCAGCTCGTTGTCGAAGTAGCGCAGCTTCAGGAACCCGTTGGGGTTGGCCTTCAGGTAGTCGATGATCTTGGTGCGGTCGAAGCTCTTGCGGTTGGCAAGGTTGGCCAGCTCGAAGCGCGTCATCTGGTGGCGCTCGTAGATGTACTGGCACTGCTCCAGGCTGGCCGCGTTCATGTCCGGGTAGAAGCGCCACACCGGCACAAAGTCGATGAAGGGCACCACGTACTCTTCATTCTTCGGCACCCAGCGGTTGCCCTCCTTCACGAACTTGACCCGCACCTTGCGCTCGATCAGCGGGCCCTTGAGCACGCCGGTGCCGTACAGGTGACCGCTGTGGACGACATCCTTGGCAACCTGGCGGTAGCGCACCTCTGCCAGCTGGTCTTCGACGACCTTGGCCATGGCCTTGGCGCGCTGCTTGGCCACACCCAGCATGGCCTTGTCGACCACCTCCTTGGGTGGCTGCTGGCCATTGGTGACGCGCATCAGCGTCTCGAGCACCTGCTGCTTGATCTCGTCGGGCAGCGATGGCACCGGAGTGGAATCGATGTCCCAGTTCTTTTCGGTGCCAGCCGGGAAGAGCAGGTCCATGACGCGGCTGTCTGCCGTCTTGACCTTCACCCGGGTCTTGCGCAGGAAGGCTCGCGAGCGGTTCTTGCCGATGGCGGCCTCGACCTCAGGGTCGTATTGGCCCTTGTACTGGCGCAAGTCCTTCAGCCAGCGCTGCTCGGTCAGCAGACGATCGGCCTCGGCCTGGGCGAACTCGGCAATCAGCTTGACGCCAAGGGCGTGCAGCTCCTGGGTTTGCTCGGGCCGTTCACTTAGCTCTTGCTCTGCTGCGAGCTGGTATTCGATGTCTTGGTCCATGCTTTACGCCAGGTGTTTGAGCTTGTAGATGGTGGAGGCCACCAGGGCGGTCATCTCGTCGATGATGTTCTGCAGGGCGGGCTCGTTGCAGTCCATGCGAGCCTGCTTGATGAAGTCCTTCAGGCCGGACAGCATCACCGCAGGGTCTTTCTCCAGCTTGAAGTTGGAGCCCGTGAACTTGATGAGGCCGTAGCAGCCCTGGTACGCCTCGGCAAACGAGTCGATCAGCGGCACGATGCCTTCGTAGAACCCGGCCAGCGCCACATGGGCGGCGTAGCTCTGGGTCTGCAGGTGGGCGATGTGCGCGGCGGTGCGCGCATTCATCATCGTCAGCACGAAGTCACCGGGATTCTTCATCGCTCATGTCCTTGTCTTGGGGAATGAAAAACTCGAAGTTCTCGAAGAAGAGCAGCGCGGCAACCGCCACGCCGATGCACACTGCAACAGGCCACCACATCAGGCAGCCTCGCCTTGCTCAGCCTTCTTCTTGCGCTTTTCTTCGTCCTCGTCCTCTTCGGCCGCAGGCTTGTCGAAGGCGTCGTTCTTGAAGGCGTTGGCGTACTCATCGGCATCAGCCTGGCGCGCGGCCTTGACGGCGCTCACAACGGGGTCGTCCTGCTTGCCGTCCTCTTCCTCGGTCCAGGCCTCGATGTACTCGTCTTTCATGGTCTTGCTCTCGGTTTAGTAGCCTGCCGTGGTCGGAGCAACTGCCCCCTGGCCTGCGCCAAGGACGGTCGACACCGGTGCCACAAACTCGGCGAATGTCACAGCCAGGGCGTCACCGCCGTCGGGGCTGCGAATGCCGCGCTTCTTCATGTCCTTCTTGGACTCGAGGAGGCGCTTGCTCTTGCTCGTCACCATCGGCTGTGGGCCGATCAGGTCCGAGATCAGCGCCGAGTCTCTGGGCAGGCGGTTGGGGTGGTCTTCGATCCACTCCTTCATTCGCCACCAGCACTCAGCGCGCTTGTTTTCGTACAGCTCAGTGTCCGTCGCACGCTCACCGAAGTTGACCGGGATGTGCGGGATGCTCAGCTCTCTCAGTCGATCGACGATGCCAGCACCGATGCCGCCCTTGTCGATGAACATGCCGTCGGGCCTGTGCTCCTGCCAGTACTTGGCAAGGAGGCCGGCCACCTCCATGGGCTTCTTCTTCTCGTGGTACTCGATGCGGAACACCGTTCGACCCTGGCGGAAGATGATCGCCGTGCGGTCTGCGCCCTCCTCAGCCGGGTCACAGCCGATCAGCAGCGGGCCCGTGCGCTCGCGGTAGGTGCTGTTCACAGCCTCCATCACGTCGTGCGGGTTCACCAGCGGGTTCTGCGTCGCCGTCTGGAAGGCGATGGCTGCAGTCGCCGGGTATTCCTGGTCAAACAGCCACGCGAAGCCTTTGCCGTACTCGGCGATCTTGGCCGCGCGCCAGGCCATCTGCGGCAGCGTCAGCCCGTAGGCCGACATGTATTTCTCGTCCTGCTCCGACAGCTCGAAGTTCTCGGGCACCGGCAGCTGGTATTCCTCCTGCCAGTACCAGGGCACGAAGATGGCGATGTACTCACCGCGCCCAGCCTCGGCCTCCTGCCACATCTCGTGGAAGGCGTTGCCCAGGCCGTTTGCCGTCGACTCGAGGATGATCTCTGTGCCCTCGGCCAACGGGATCGAGTTACCGATACCGGCCAGGTGCTTCTGTGCGTTCTGCCAGAAGCCGAACTCCGAGCCGTGCAGCATCTGCGCGGTGTTGCCTCGGCCCACGTCCTGGCTGCCAGCGGTCGCCAGCTTGTAGCCACCATCCAGGCGGCCAAAGATCAGCTCCTGGGCGTTCGATGCCTTCTTGCTCGGTGCCAGCGGGTTGTGGTCGTCGTAGCGCTTCACCATCGCGAAGAGGTTCTGCGTCGACTTCTCTTCGTGCGAAACGATGAACGCCCGGCGACCCTTCTTCGTGCTGGTGCGCTTGTAGTACCTGGCAGCCACGTAAGTGGAGCAGCCCTGCTGGCGACCCTTCAGGATCAGCGCCCTGACGTAGCCCTTCTCCTCGCGCTGCTTCTCCAGGCGCTCATGGATGAACTTCTGAGCCTTGTTCCACAGGAACGGAACCAGGTTGCCCGCCTTGTCGAGCACCTTCAGGCAGTGCGCGCAGTAAGCCTCGTCATCCTGGATCAGCTTCTTGAGCTTCTCGATCTGCTCGGGGGTGTACTTGCTCATCCTGCGTTGATGGATTCCAGCAGCTCATCGATCGAGGTCTTGTTGCTGCCCTCGTCGTCCAGCTTGTAGATCTTGCGCTGCAGCGGCACGTACACGCCATGCACTGCGGCCAGCTCCTTGGCCATCTTCACGCGGCCAGCCAACCCGATGATGTAGCGGTACAGCTCGTTGGCCTTGTCCTTGAAGGTCGGGTTCGACTCATCGAACTCGCCAGCCATCCACTCGAGCACGCTCTGGAACTCCGGGTTGCTCAGCTGCACCAGCTCAACCAGCATGCCGCGAGCGTTGGCCATGGCCAGCTTCACATCCTCGCGCTGACTCAGGTCGATGTTGGCTACAACCTCGCCGTAAACACGGACGGTTTCCAGGTCGCTCTGTTTCTGTTCCTTGGCAACCTCTTTGGAAACCTCTTTCTTGGCAACCAGCTCTTTTGCTTTCTGCTGAACTCTTTCTGTGAGGTCGCGGCTCCACTCGTCCTTCTTAGCCCTCTTCTGGATCGCGGTGTGAGAGACGCCGTGCTCATCAGCGATCTGACGCAGAGTCTTGATGCCGGCGCGGTAGTCGCGCTCGATCAGCTCCCAGTCAACAAACTTCTTCTC